AGAGGTGCCCACGTCTGGTTCACGCTTGTGACAAGGGGGGCAGTCAACTGCACGTGCAACGAGACAGGATACTTCTTGTCCGGTGCGGAGGCGAGTCGGAACGTCATGTTGCCCGCTGTGTCTTGAACGTGCGGCCCGATAAAGTTCGGACGATTCGCACTCGTCTCAAGAGCGAGGTTGTTCTTCACATCAAGTTCCCACCACTTCACAGGTGCTCCGGTGGAGTCAATATCCATCACAGAGGCGTGCTCGATGTGGGAGAAGTTCGGTACTGCGACCGTGTAGTCTTGGGTCGTCAGGCATGTGAAGGTGCCGACTGTGTCGCTGCCGTTTGCCAGCCCCGGTACTGCTGCGGTGAACTGTGTTGCGGACGATGTGAGGACGATCAGAAGCAGACCGTTCAGCTTCGTCAATGTCGCCAGCCCGGAACCAACAACAGGAGAGCCGACTGAGAAGTCGTTCGGAACCGTGACGGTAACGACGCCGCTCGTGATGCTCACGACGGTCGATGCCGCAGATGTCGGAGTCGGATTGCAGGTGAACCCAATCTCCAAATTATTCCACCACCAGTCGAACGGTGGTGCGAGAATCGTTTGGAGAACCATGTTGGCACTGGTCAACGCAGGTTCGAGAGAGTTCCCGATGACGGGGTTACGCTCGAACGAGAACCGCTTCGACCAGTTGATCGTGTCTTGAATTGTTTTCGTTGTCAGTGCCATATAGTCCTATCTTTTCTCGTCTTCCTTCTTGCGGAGAGCGGCGTAGAGTGCCAACCCCCAGACGTACGGAATGAACTCCCCAAGGTCTTGACTCGCGAAGATGAACACATCCCCGACACTGTACTTCACGCTACCGAAGTCGATGACATCGCACAGAACGTAGAAGCGTGAATCCGGCGTCAAAACGCTGTGCGTGGAGTCGGTCAAAATCTCGCCCTGAGATTCCTTGGGATATCCTTCTTTGATAAAATCCTTGACATTGCCCGCGTTGTACAGCACAGGCATCGAATCGTGGTTGGCGTTGATGGCGATCTGGTTTAGTCCAGCACCCAGAGTCCAGAGGAGGAGGGGTAGTGCAAAAACATACAGCTTGGTCTTGCGTAAAAACTTCAGCATCGGTAGTGACCAACAGAGCATCCGATTTTCGTCGCCTGTACGCAAAATGAGTACGAATGTACGCAAATTGAGTACAGCCCTCTGCTCGACGCTCAACAAGTCTAGCCAGCCCACGGGCCATAAGGCATCGCAGGATTGACGGGGTTGAAGGCCCATCCTGTGTCCATCACGTTCGAACTCGGCACGAAGCCGAAGTCGTCTTGCTCTCGGCTTCCCTGTCGCACTGCTGCGTCAAGAGATGCCATCCAAATTTTGTACTCGTCGTTGAACTTCAGTCGCACCTTTGGATCAGGCGACCGACGATAGCACTGAGCAAAAAACCCGTTCTGAATGTACGTGAAGTAGTCATCAGGAATCGGTTCGAGAAACTGGCTCAGCTTCGAGAACTTGAGCGGCTTCATCTGTCCGATGGGAGCGATCTGCCACACGGGGCCAGTCTGGGTTGGCATCGGGTTGATGCGGAAACCCTGACCTTGTGGGTTGATGGCTGTCCATACGACGCTGCCGTCAGTGACCGTCTGAGCCGTCTGCGTTGGCTTCGAGACTGTCGGGTAAAGATTGTTGGGGTTCTGATTCGTTGTGAACGGGTTGGTGTTACCGCACGTTCCATACGTTGTGAGCACCCAGAGATTGCCGAAGCTGTCACGCACCTGCGTGATCGGATTCGCGGGCATCGAGATCGCACCTGTCGGATCGGTGTACACGACGCCGGGGCCGGGGTTCACAAGACCCGTCAGACTCAGTTGAGTCGATTGTCCCCACGTGCCATAGGTGAGCGTCTCGTTCGAAAGTGTCTCGATCTTGGCGAGGTTGCCCGTTTGAGCGTTCGTGAGCAGCACGTCTCGTTTCACTTCAACGACACGGAAGGGCTTCGGACTCTGCGAAGACGAGGTGTTGTACGCCCCGCAACTCTCAAGCCAGCCAAGCGTGAGATAGTTCGCAGCGTAATCCTGCTGCCATGAGTTGATGAAAAACGGTGTGATGTTGATGCGGTTGAACTTCCAGTTGAACGGAGAACCGTGGGAACTGCCCGCCAGCATCGCTGTCATCGCGTCGTTGATCGCTGAGGTAGCAACGATCTCATACGATCCACCTGTCGGCAGAGTCGGGGCGAGATCGCCCAGCCCGCGTGCGATGTCAACGAGGTTTTGTAGAGTGTAGCTTGAGTTACCCATTATGTCTCCCTATGCAAAAAGAGTGGGCGGATCAGCATTGAACTGTCCGCCCATTTTGTTACCGCAAAGTTGTTGAGGCAAGCCCTTCCCGGTACTTGTCTGCTGCATCGACCATCTTGCCAGATTCCACGTCGAACGTGGAGAATCGGCACTGCACGGAACCCGACATCGAGTTGTTGGTTTCGAACATCGTCGCACGAAGATACTGATCGCGTGCTTGTTCGAACTTCGCTCGGTCGAAAGTACCGTCCTGCGGGGCTACGCGTTTGCCCGCCTTGTCGAAGAAGAAGTTGATCTCGACCGGAGGTGCCCACGTGTTGCCGCAGCGGAGGCAGCGAACCCAGATGTCGCCGTTAATCATCTGATGTTTCATGACGGCGTACTGGATGTTGTTACCGCCAGTGGTCAGCACTCGCATGTCACGAGGAGTGACGATTCCGCCCTTTTTGTGAGTGCAGATGCGATACCGATACGCGTCCGTCGCGTCTTGCTGTGCGAAGGTGCGGCCTTGCTGTGCACGGTCTTCCTGAATCTGCTTCTCTTGGATGTCGCGATCAGCGAGACGTGCCTTCAGGTCTTTAATGTGATATTCGCGTTCCTGCTTTTCGAGCAGCTTCGCTTCGAGTTCGGCTTTCTTCAATTCGAGGGCGAGGACTCGCTCCTGCAACTCGATTGCTTTGATTTGTTCATCCACGCTCGGGGCGGGGATCACTGGGACTGTGGCGTTCGTATTTCCTGTGGTCATGACTCCTCCTAATCATCTAATCTTCCGCCTTGGTTGCGAAAGGTCTGCAACGTGGCGTTGTATCTGTGGAATGCCTCTGTCGTGGCGGGCTTTCCGAAAATCTCATCAGCTTTCTTCTCATCGATGACACTCTTGAGAATCAACTGAAGTAGGCACGTCCGCCAGCCGCGATACTTCTCGGTGGTGGGCACGCCGTGTTCATCAAATCGCATGACGGTCAGTTCTGGCATGAAGCCAATCTGAACCCAGCATCCGACTTCAGCGGGCAGATCGCCACGCTGTACAACGAGAGTGACCTTCCCCGGCTGAGGGTGTGTGCGATACCAGCACTTCACTCCTGCTCGTTGAAGATATGTGATGAACGTTGAACTGTGCATCACCCGTCCGATGCGTGCTCCCGCGTCGGCGTACTCATCTGGTGTTACGAACTGATACTCTTGAGCGGTCTTGTCGTTGAACTCTTTGCGTTCTGCCAGAGCGTCCAACGCCTCGCTAGACGGCTTCGCGTCACTCACCCGCCCCGCGTACTCTGCGATGGCTTCGAGCAGGGCAGGGTCGTCCTGTCCTAAGTCTTCCGCGTAAGTCTCCCAAGGTGCGGCGTTGTTCAGCCGCGTACCCTGATGCTTCTTAATTTCTTCTTCGGTCAGCGTGTTAGCGACTGGCGTTGGTGCCGCCGCTTCCCAACGATCAAAATATTCTTGGTTGGTGGTCAAGGCTCCTCCTAATTGTAGGCTTCATCTACTAAGAGAAGCCTCTGCACCTTCAGTGCGTGGTAATCAGAACTTGCTGCGAGGATCAGTCACAGTAGACTCTGACGCATAGCAACCGCTAGCTAGACGATTGATCCGCCTGTGCTCCCGCCTCGGGTAATCCACCTTCCGCGTTCGCCTCTTCGACCACTGCATCAAACTGACCGGGGGCGTCAAATTGCCCCGAACAAAACTGCTTGAACAGATCGTCGTTGGTCTTTGCCAACTCAACCTGACGTTGTAAGCTACTGTTCGACTGGCGAATGGCTCTGTTCACATTCCGCAACAGCCGATTGCTGTCTCGAAGCCGCGTCAACTCATCTTGCAGGATGTTGTTGGCCTCAAGCAAACTTTCGATGGTAAATGTCTCCTCCGACATTGCTCCTCCTAGATTATGTGGAGCGTGCCGCCACTTTTCTAAGGCAGCGGCACATTCTCCAGAACTTCAGTTACGGGATGACCGTAACGTCCAGACAAGCGTAGATACGCTCAGCGGGACTTGCCTCGGTGTTGTCGAACGTCGGGAAAGCAACGTTCAGTCGGGCGTGACCAACTGCCAGAGCAGTCAGGACGAAACTTCCGCCTGTTGCGGACGGTGTCACTGCACCGTTCGAAGCAACGCTCGGATCGTATCCGGCGAAGTTGCTCGGCTTATACCACGCGGGCGACCCTGCTGCGGGGTCGTTATAGTTGTTCACTAGAACGGCTCCCTGCACGTCGTAAATCCCGCCATTAACGTCCACGACGGCTGCTGTGATCGTGACAGCCGAGTTCCAACCGGACACTGCACTCTTCGAGAGAGTGATCGCGTACTCACGTCCTGCGACAACGGTGCTGATGGCTGACCCACCCTGACCGTCAGATGTCAAATTGATCTTCGCTGCTACGCCCAGACCATCGGTCGGGTTGTGCTGCGGTACTGGATTTCCACTCATGATGTTCTTCCTATCTAACACGCAGCACTTACCTGCGTGCAGTGGCTAAAAAATTAAGGGGTACTAATCCCGGTGTTTGTATCATCGCTTACGCGAGTACCAACTTGCTCCGAGATGTTCCCCCTGAATGTTTAGCTGATCGCGGATGCGGCGTCGATCTGACGCATACGGATCGTGGTATCCGGGCCGAGCGACGTGGTGAAGTGCACACGGTAGCTCGTCCATCCGGGGATCAACCCTTCAGGATCGGCAACAGTCGGCTCTGCGTTCTGCACGATGTTGCACTTGATGTTACGCCAGTCGCCATCACCGTAGGTGGTGTCGTTCTGTGCACCGAGATTGATAGCGAAGATACCGTCGCGACCAAAGATGTAGGTGCGGAGTGCCGACAGACCAGTCACGCCCTTGTAGTTCGAGGTTTTCGTGACGAGGTTCGTCTGGAAGAAGTGAACGCCCGTGGAAGGCAGTTCGATCACTTCAGTCAAGTCCACGCTGACCAGTTCGTCCATCCGAGCCTGACCCACAGGGGTGTGCTTCAAGATGTCGATGGGGCTGTCGTTGCTGTTGTCAGCCAGCACGTCGCCAAGGGCGAACGGATGGATGACGCCAACGAATGCCTTGCTTGCTTCGTCAAACGGACGCACTGCACGACCCGCCAGCGACTGAACGCTGTTACGAATCTGAGACAGAGACAGAGCCGTGAAAGACGAGGTGCTGGTCGCAGCAAGCTGCGTCAACACGCTGGAGTCGATGCTGTTCGCACCGTCCGCAGTTGCACGGACGAGGGCAGACAGAGACTCGCCAAGACGATACGACATTTCCTTCGCAACGTTCTCGACGGTGCTGTCGATGGCGGTTGCCAGAGACAGAGACGAGAAGTTCGCGTAGTCGGCGTACTCACCGATTGTGGCGGTGGTTGTCAGAACGCTCACAGACAAGCTGGAACCAACGGTTCCTTCGGTTGTCTGGTTGGTGTTCGCAGCCAGTGGAACGTACATGAACATCTCGTACTGGTTTCCACTCTTCATGGGCAGGTCAAGACGCTCTGCACATGCGACGAACGGGGTCTGTGCCTTCAGGTTCTCACGGAACCGTTTATCGTAGTACTTCACCGTGGACTGGGGCAGGTTTGAAAGCTGGTTGCCGCTAGGAGAAAAACTCATTTGCTTTTACCTTATTTTAGACTTGACCAGCACGCTGCCGACGTTTGGCAATCGCTTCGTTTTCGAGGCGGTTGACCAGTTCCTTGAAGGCGGGATTCTTTGCCGCTTTCTTGTACTCGTCCGCAGACATCTTGTCAATGTCAGCAAGAGTCACAGAATTGGCCGTCACGGGGGATACCCCGCTGGCTGAAGACACTCGGTCGTTCAAGCCTGACGGTACTGGACTATGTCGCTTTGGTTGCACTGGTTCGGCGGGAGCAATCCGGCTCTCGGGCACCACAGGCTCCTGCGTTTTGGGAGCCACTGATTCCACGGGCACTACAGCTTGGGGCTGCGGCACGGGCACCTGTTGCACAACAGGTGCTTCACTCAGCAATCCGGCTGAGCGAAGGTGCGAACATGCTAATTCGTAATTATCGACGGTTGGTGCTAGCTTGTTCTTGAACATCCAATCCGTCAGAGTCTGTGTGTTCTCGGTGTCTGTTGCCAGATCACCTGTAGCAAACTCATGCTGCTGTGTGAAGGTGATGAAATTTTCCTTCGCACGAAGTTGCAGAATGGTCATCTGCTGGTCGTTCAATCGATCCCGCAACACAGCGGGCGATACGCCGACAGCCGACTCAAGCAGACGATCACGGGCAGAAGCGAACTTCTCCGGGTCGTTCAAGTCTTGCGTCAACTGAAACCGCTCATCAGCGGTCAACGGCTTCTCTTTGTACTCGACCACGTCTTCGAAGCGTGCTGCTTCGCTCGGGATATTTTCCTTGGAGGTTCCAAGGCGATTCTCCCGAGTGACCTGTCGAAGTTTCCGAACGAGCAACACGTTCTGCTCGGTCAGCTTCTTCGCCAACTCATCCGGCGTGCGGTACTTGATAACTTGCTTGCCGCCGAGGGGACGGTTGTGTTCGTCCATCGGCTGGTATTCGTACACCAACTCCGGGGCTTCCGCAACTGGTGCGGGGGCAACCGGGGCGGGTGCGACGGGTGCGACAGGGGCAGGTGCCACGGGAGCGGGTGCTCCTGCGGGACGCTCTGCTCGGTCGCGAACCGACGTGCTCTGCGGAAGACCGTTGGTGGTCTTGCGGTCGGGCATCGACGGATCGATCTCTTCACCCTGCGGTGCTGCTCCGGGTGCGGCGACTGTCGCCGGGGCACTCGGCCCTTTGAAAAGCTGTTCAACTTCCGCGATGAACGCGGGGTCATTCTGCAACCGTTGCTTGTACTCCGCAGACGGCATGTTGTCGATATCTGCTAATGTCAGTGCCATAATCTTCCTCCTAGATTTGTGGTGCGTCGAACTCGTTCGGGTACAGCGGGACTTCAGGGTTCTCAGGGGTTCCGACTCCTGAGTTGTTGTAGGCTTCGATAGCCGTCAGTTCCGCGATGCGTTGCATCACGCCCGAGTAAAACATCGAAGCATACTTCACCATGCGGTGTGCTTCGAGTACGGTCTTCTCGTCGTCCGAGTTGACCAGCTTGACGTTCATCAAGCGAATCTCTTCCTCCATCAACTTCTGAAGGATGTCAAACCATTCCTGCTTGACCGCCGCCATCATGATTCCAAGAGAGCGGTCGTCCAGCGTGAAGGTCGGTTTGAAAACATTGGTTCCGTCAGTGGGCTTAATCATTTTCTCCTCCGAAAATGGTGGAGCGATGACCAGTGAAAATCATCGCCCCGTTTCACTGTTACGCAGCTTATACGACGGTCGGAAGCGTGCCCTGTAGACCGCCAGTACTCGGAACGCCTTCAACGGCTTCACTCAGTCCGCTGGCTTTCGCCGCCTCGCGAGTGATGTCGCGTTTGATCCGGTTGTCGCTGGCTTGATCTTCCAGTTGCTGCTTCTGTGCGAACTTCTGCTGCTCACCTTGCTGCTTGGCGGCGATCTGCTGTTGCATCATCGCGGCCTTAGAGTTCGCATCGCGTTTCTGTTTCATGGCATCAGTCATTGGCTTGATGATGTCGTTCTTGTTCTTCCACTCCGAGGCTTCGAGCCACATGCCGATGATCGGCTTGAAGTCGATGTACTCCTCGTTGATGTCAGCCAGTGACTGCTGAATCTGTGGATTGTCGAGAATCTGGGTCAGCATGACCATCGACTGGGCCATCGTTCGCTTTGCAGCGAGAGACGATCCAGCGAGAACCTCATACTCGATCTGAGCGTTGTGGAACTCGTCCAGTTTGAAGTCCTGAAGGAAGTCGTCACCCTGCTCTTTGCCGAGGATGTGGTAGATCGCGGCGTCTGACATGATATTGAACACCATCATGTCGATGACACCGAGGAACGGTTTGAAGACCTGCTCGATGAAGTTGTCCAGAGGGCCATCGAGACGAGTTGCACTTGCACCCGCGAGGATGTTCGCACCACCAGCCGTGCGACCCATTGAGGATCGCGGCCCAGCAGACGAGCCTTGCACCAACATCTGATCTGCACCAGACGAGGACTCGGTCGCTTGCTCAGACTCTTTCAGAGCCGCCCAAATGTCGGCGGGCATCTTCGGAGTTTCCAGCAACTTGTAAGACTTCTCGACATCCGTCACCGACATGATCTTGCCAAGTCCGGTGCGGATCGTCTGCGTAGGAGCGTTGTCGTCTCGGTTACGCAGGTAAATCGGGTTGACGCCGTAAGACAAAATCTTCAGGATGGCGTTGATGGTTCCCTGATCGACGCGTTGGTTCTGACCAACGATGAGTCCAAGACCCATGCCGTAGAACGCACGCGGACGGTTCCACCAGTTTGCCGAGAGGAACGGGATTCGTTTGAACTCGTTCTTGCCCGAGTAGATAACCTTGTCTTGGTTAAGAACCATGATCTTCTGGCCCTTGTCCCAATACTCAAGAACTTCCAGCTTCGTCCGTAGAGGATCGGGGCTGGACTTCACGTTATTCTTCTCGGCGTGATGAACACCACCGTCGATGTAAGTGGCTTGCTCTGTCTCCAGAGTTTGTGCCTTCGGCGGATTGTCCCACACGGATTTGAGTGCGGACGCTGCGGGGATTTTCCATCCCTTCAGGGCCTCACTTGAATCTCCGTCTGCTCGTGCCTGTTCGATTGCTTTTCGCAGGTCTTCGAGTTGATACCAGTCCATGTATCGGACATCGACCACCCAACCTGCCTGTCGAATGTCGCTCACCGCGAGTTGCGGATCGACCAGCACCTTGTCCAGCGGACGCCACTCGAAGAACGGAATCGGCAGAGTCTTGCTTGTCTCTGTGATGTCCGGTGGTGCGTCTGTCGGAAGGAAGGTCGTATCTGCTACCGTGGCGGGATCGCCGTTTGCGATCTTCGCGACTGTCGCCTTACGTTTGCGGGTCGTGATCTCTTGCCAATCATAACCCCACTTGAAAATGCTTGTGCCCAGATGTGCCATCTGCTCAAGGCCCCACTTAGTCTGGGTTTTGAACTGGCATTGATCTAGGATGAAAGAGAAGATCGCGGTCTTCGCGTCTACCACTTTCTGGCTCGTGCCGGGGCGGGGCCGCATCAACATCGGAGGATCGTCGTAAAACAATCCCTTGTAGAGTTGCGGTACGACCGCGTTGCAGACCTTGGCGACAGTGAAACGCTGCACGTTCGGTTCAAGAACGTACGTGTTCTCGTACACTGTCATTGGGCGAGGCGATTGGTACAGAAGGTCTGCGTCTCGCCACAGTAATGTCCACTGGCGGTTGGCAATGAATGCCTTCGCCATCGCTGCTGACTGCACCACGAGGGCAAGTTCCTTATCGACAGGAAGTTCGCCTTGAAGGTTGAAGTCAGATGCTTGCAACGTTGCGTTCGGGTTCCCATCAGGAACGATACCAACACTGTCTACGATTTCTGCCATATCGTCCCTTTCTAGGAGAATAGATCACCGAGGGGGTCGTGTGCCGCCTCGTATGCGTCCATCGCAGCTTGCTGAGCTAGCTGGCTGGGTGCCATGTCAGGAAATTCTAGGGCCGCGTTGCTGATGTTGTGCTTCGAGTACTTCCCGTCGCAGTGCATCAGGTCGTGAAAGTTTTTCATCTTCACGTCGGCAACGAACTCCGAACTCGACTCCGTCGTCTTCCCTTCGATGTCAGCGTATGACCCGAACTGGTTGATGAGGATTGCCAGCGAGTCCACGATGTCATCGTGAACGCCCGCTGCGGTGCCGAACTTCGATAGCTCGTCGTACAGGTCTTCCAGACTCGGACAGGTGTTGACGAATCGCAACCTGTCGTCTCCGAGGAATCGGAGTACTGGCCCTGCCTTAGTTTTCTTAGAGGAGGCTTTGCTGCCCTGTCCAAGCGGAACCATCTGGATCGGCACGCGAATCTTCAGCTTGTCCATCTCTCGATAAACTTCACGCTGGACATATTTCTCTGCTTTGCCAGTGTCCTCGATGCAGATTCGTTTCGGTCGCCATTGCAACGCCGTCGCTGCGATCATCGCGGGCAGTTCGTACTCATTGAACTTCCCACGTTTCATGTCGATGATGTAAAACCGTCCGCCGTAAATCAGGGCGGTGATGATGACCGTGTAGTCCGCCCAACTCTTCGTAGAGTAAGCGGTGTCGATGCAGGTGACGATCATTCCGGTTCCCGGCAGTTCTGCCGCGTTCACGGTGCGACGGATCAGCAGTTCCCGAGGGAACTTGATGACGTGCATCTGTGTCGGATCATTCAAATACTTGATCGCGAACCACGGATCGGTCTTGCGGAGGTAGCGGAGTTTTTCGTACGTCAGTGAGTGCGGATTCCCCGGTTCGTTGAACCAGAGATCGTAATCACCTTCCGTCATCTCCTCTTCGATCTTGCCCGCCTTGCGTGCGGCTTCATTAGCCCACCACGCTGCACGGATGTAAACCTCCATCGGGAACTCTTCGCCTTCAGTGGCGTACTTGTCCCGGTTCTTAATGTCCTGCCCGTACGTGTCTTCCGAGTCGTACCACGTTCCAATCTTGTCGTAAAATCCGAACGGGTGCAAGATGGCCTTATCGATGCTGACCTTCTTGTTGACATTTCTCATCCGGTCTACGGTCTGAGAGTTTTCTTCGGTGACCACGTCATCGAGTTTCAGAATGCAGACGTGCCATCCAGCAAGGTTCTGCTCGATAGATGCTGCGAACACCGTAGTCTCTTTTTCAACCTGACTTACTGCGGGGGTTTGATACTCCGCGTTCTGTCCGGTTGCCACGGGAATGCAGTGCTCAGGAAACAACACCTGAAATAAACTGGGTGTGCCGTCGTTCATCCGGCGAGGGCGTAACGCCTTCTTGCCGAACAAGTCCACTGTGCCACCCTCTTCGAGCGTGAAGTGTCCCTTGATCTCGCCAACGAAGTCATTCGCCAACGAGAGAACGCCCGTGAGCACGAGGATCGTGATCTCGGGGAAGCAGATGATCCACTGAACGCAGTCTGCCATGTCGATTGACGACTTGAAGCCGCCACGAGGCACGAGCAGAAGGCGTTCCTTCTTGCCCAACTTGTCAACCTCGTACTTCGCAGCGAATGCTTTGAAGTTCGGCTGTGTCGGGTCTTTGCGGACGAAAAACTTATTGCAGATTTCCTCGTGAGTGTTGTGAGCCTGTCCGTCCGTCCAGATGTACTCGTGGTCGGTCGTGTCCTTGTACTTCTCCAGCAGTTTGCAGAGGAAGTACAGGTTGGTCTGTGCCATGAAGCGATAGCGGGCGACTTTGTCCGCGTCGAGCAGGTCGTACAGCTTGCAGACCTTAGCGAGTTTTTCCTGTTGCTCGGGAATCAAGCGGCTGACGCTCTGATTCGCTAGTTTCTGAAAATCCTCGGCTGGCATGTCCCGATACTGGTAGTTCTTGTCCTGCTTGTGCTTGTTGAACAACTCTTCCAAGTATTCGGGCTTCACAACTCCTCCGGTCTATTGAATTACATTGCGGGAGCGGCGGCAGCAGCGGGTGCTCCAGCAGCAGGTGCTGCTTCGGGCATTTCCTGCTCGGGCTGCGGTGGGTTCTGCTCCATGTGGTTCGCGGCATCGGAAAACTTCTCGAACATGTGCTGTTCGTCTTTGTGGCTCGGATCGTGATGCTTGTGCGTCACAACGTGTTTGCCGTTGTGCGTCCGGTGGTACTCGTGCTTCTGAATCGTCTTGGGGGCCTTCTTCGGGGCCGAAACCATGTCGTACGGTGTGGCTGTCACTTTGCCGCCTTTGTCGTAAATCTTCGCTTCCATCGCGTCCTCCGCAGGGTTCTCTTTATCGAACGCCTCGCTCTTTTCATACTTCTTGTTCTGCTTCTCGGTCAGAACGCGTTCGCCTTCCTTCAGGATAGCGACGTGATGTTTTCCATCACCGACATTGACCTTGCTCTTTTTGACCTTGCCGCCTTTGTCGAAGACGGGCAGGGATTGGCCGAGAGGCTTCACCATCTCGCGAGTGTCGATCCGCTTCTCGCCGGGACGGTCGCCATACTTACGACCAGAGTTCAGCCTGTCACCTGCGACAGCAGCCTCGGCGGGCTTGTCTGGAGTTTCCGCGTTGCCGAGAGCGTTGCGGGTCATCTTCGCCCGCTCTGCTAATTCGTTGCCCAGACTGTCAGTCTGTTTGTTGCCTTCGCTGATGGCCTTTGCTCGGCTCTTTACTTCACCGACCAGCTTGTCGAAAATTCCCGGCATGATAGCTCCTATTTCTTGAAGAACGTCGGAAGAGTCTTCCAACGCTCACGGGCCTTAGCCCGCATCCCTGTACCGGGATCGTAATCTGGGTAGAGTGAGCGAAACTTCCGCTCGGCTCCCAGCAGACTGTCGCCCATCTCTCCGATAGCTCGGAGAAACATCAGCATCAGTGTGGTGCTGCGTGAGTGACCTGCGATGCAGTGCACAAGAACCTTGTCACCTGCGTCGTATCTTTCCTTGATGAACTTCAACCCCGCGTCGATCACCTCGTCGGGGATCATGTCAACGTCGTCGGCGTCAATTAGGTTCAACGCCATGTGCTTCTCATCCACGCGGTAGAAGTAATAATTTTTGTCCTGCGGTGCACCGAGCGTTGTGTACCCGAGGACTGCCCTGTGGCAATCGTCGGAGCCATCTTTGCACGCGGCGAGAATCGAGTACCCGCGTTTCTCTGCGATTGGCAGAGCCTCTTTGTCACCCACGTAAAGCCGTGGGATGATCTCTTCGAGAATGGCCTTGTACATCGCTCCTCCGTTAATCGGTCAAGATGATGCTCGACTTCGGTGCGGGCGAGGGAACCACCTTGGTTGCTACGGCGTCAGTCGGGGTAACAGTTTCTCCCGCACCCTCAGCCTTCTTCTGTGCTGCGATCTTCGCTTCCGCGACCTTCTTCACCTGTGCCGCCATGTCAGCGACGAAAGACTTGAGAACGATGTTCGCGTAATCTGTTGCGAACTGGCATGTCGTGCTATCGAGGATGACCTTGATACCGTTCAAGTCCCATGCCTGTGCGAAGGCTTTGGTCTGCTCCAACGTGATGCTAGGAATTAGTGGCATCTGACCCTCCCTTCCATCGCGACAGAAAGTCGCTCACATCCATCTTGTCTTCCTTCGGCTCCTCTGGGGGCTGAGGCTCAGCCGCCGCTGCGGACTGCTCTTTGTATCGAGCGACTCCGGGGGGCGGCATCGTGATCGGGATCATCTTGGTGACGACCGCGAGTGCGTATGTACAATATATACGGATCGACCACGGGCAATCTTTGTCCCTTGCGAACTGCTTCCAAAACGCAAGGATAGTTTCTTCGTCTCGACGCTTTCGCGGCATCTCTCCTCCAAAATGTTTTTAGAACAGGGTGATGTTCGAAAGCAACGCACCCTTCTTGAATAGACCCCGCTCGGTCAGTTTCTTGTGCCAGTCGTCAAATGCCTCACCATGCTCGTCTTTGTAGTTCGTCGCGATGTGAACCATCTCGTGTGCCAGCGACGATAGCTTGATCGACGCGGTCGGGTTCTTCGCTTTGTTGAGCAGGATTAAATACTTGTGCTTGTTGTCGGGGTTGTCGATAGGAGAGCAGGAGGCGACATCTGATTCCTCGCCCGCTCGTGCCCAGCGTACGATAACATTGTCAGGCAGTTCGTTGTTGAAGAACCGCTTGTTGATGTTCCGATACCACTTCTTGAGGCTAGCATCCGAGTGCTGGTCAGCCATACTGTCTCCAAGAAACACGCGGGGGAGTGGAGAACTTATCGTCACACTCCCCACAAAGCAGGGCGTCCCCTGCGATGTTACTCGGTTTGAGGTGCCAGCGACAGACCGTTCGACTCGATCTGAGCGGAGTTGACTGTCGGATCGACGCCGACGCCAGAAGTGCATGCCAGCCAGTTTGCGACACCTGCGGTGCCGTCTGTGGTCAGGTCAGTCGCGTTCTGAACAGTGCCATCGATCAGCTTGATCCCGGCCTTGCCCGGAGGCACGGTGCCGAGAATGTTTCCAGAGTCGTACGGCTTGACGTTTGCAGAGTCGATGCCGTATTGGGCGACCTTCCCTGCGGTGCGTGCTGCTAAAGTTGTTGCCATGATATCTCCTAGCCCCACCAATCAATCGTCAGCCCATCGGCTGCGTAATTGATCCCCGGCTTTCTCTTCGGCGTCAGTCCAACACGGTACACGTCGCCCACAGGATATTTCCAATCCCGGTTGCGATCATATTGATGGACGATGCAGAACGGCGTGTCGCTGCCCTGCGGATAGAGGATGCCGTTTCTCAAATCTGGTTTGGGGTCAAGCCAGAAATGGTTCGGGAGGTTCCCGAAGCAATATCCGACAACTGCGAAGCCTTCGCTCAGTCGGGGTACGACGGTGATGCCTTTGAAATCGTCTTCACGTGCGATGACGTTCAACGCCGCTTGCTCAACGATTTGGTGGGTGTCCCACTTGCAAATCTCGATGGTGCGGCGGAATATTTCTGCCATCTCTGCGGGCGTTCCTGCGAACGTGCCGCCGTTCAGGGCTTCCTCTTCGCGGATGCGTGCGTACGTCTCGGGAGTGAAAATGTTCTTCACCCAGTTGTCGTTGCACTGCTCGTTCTTGATGAGGTAGCTCTCTGTGGCGATGACGATCTTCTTGTCACCAACCAGATTCTTCTCCAACCAGATCGACGGGTCGGTCTGGAAGATGAGATCGCGGATGTCCATCCACATGATGTAGCGGAACTCGTGCCCTCGTTCTTTGATGAACTGATACGCGAGGGTGTCGCGATACTCGTAAAAGTTTTTGTGCATCTCGTGCCACGAACCTGTCGGCGCCTTCTGCTCCACGTCGATTAACTCGAACCCGTACTCGATCAACTGCTGTCGCACGTTCTGTGCAAGGCTCCAAACTAACAGAATCTTGCGTCCGCGAAAGCCGCTGCGTTTGATGCTCACCATGTAGGCTTCTATCCAACTGAAGTCCACGTTGGCGAATACACCGAGTAATAGGTCGTTAGTCGCGTCCATCTCTCCCCCGAAATTCCTTGGCGTAAACCGCGAGTGCCTCTTTCCAATGCCGAGGCGTGAAGCCCTCGATCCGGCTGTTCAGAAGAACTTCGCTCTTAGGTCGTGGGGCGTGATACTCTCGCTCGAAGAACGAGGAGTTCACTCTTTGAACCGCTACCGACACTCCCAAGAGGCGAACAAACTCTTGTGCGATCTCGAATCGGCTGGCTGAGCCATTGCAGCAGACGTGAAAGATTCCACGTCGTCCCGATGAGAGGATGCAATCGAGTGCGACCGCGAGATCGGGGAGATACGACAGAGAACCGAACTTGTCCTCGACTGCGGAGATGATTTTGTGACCAGCGGCGATTTGCCTGTAAATCTTTCCGATGAACTTCGTGTCGTCCACAGGCCCGCCGCCGAAGCACCACTCGGTGCGGAGGACGATGTGATCCCGAAGTGAGCGGGCGATGTTTTCACCCATCAGCTTCGTTTTACCGTACGTTGAAATCGGGCGGGGCAGTGAAACCGCGTCGTACGCAGGGTCTTGTCCGTCGAACACGCACGCGGAACTGAGATAGACGTACGTCGCACCTGCATGCTCAGCACAGAGGGCCGCGTTTGCGGAGCCGAGTGCGTGAAGCTGTAGGGCGACTGCGGGGAACGTCTCGCACTTCTCCATATCGCAGAGAGCCACGAGATTGATTACCGCGTCGGGTTTGAATTGTGTGATGGATTCGTTCAGGGCGTGAAAATCTTGAATGTTCACCGCACGGTGCGTCGGGGCGAGGACGGTGTGTTCGATGCTGAAGTGCTTGATGAGGGCGGAACCAATCATGCCTGATCCGCCAAGAATGTAAATCCTCATTAGCATCCCCCTTCTCGCATGCCCCCTTTCGGGTCGGTGTGAGCCTGAATCAAAACTTCGCCTAGCTGGATGATGTTCTCACGAGTCCAGCCTTTCGCTTTGATGATGCCGCGATAGTAAATCTGGTCATGCACCATCGAACCCGGAACCCATGTCGGAGTCGCGTCTTCTGCTCGAAGCCACGCCTCTTGGGTGTCATAACTGAAATCGCAGATCGTGCTGTCCAATCGCATCCCGCAGTGAACTACTCTCACCTTCGGGTCTGCAAACGGTGCGGCCATCTTCGAGAGATAACCGGGGAGCATGTCGTTGTCGTCATCGAAGCAGCAGACGAGATCGCCTGTCACATACGGATAACCACAATTCTTCGCGTAGCAAGGATTCGCTACGTCGCTGTGCTCGAACACTCTGATACGCGGATCATCGGGTAGGCTTACAACCCCATCCTTCTCGTTGTTGACAACGATCAGTTCCCAGTTTTTATGATCCTGCTCTAACAGAGTTTTCACAGTCCGCCCGATGATGTGCTGGCGGCGAAACGTTCCCATAATGATACTGACCTTCGGCTGGTAATTCGGATCAACGACATATTGACTGTCGTCGATCAACATGAGCCAGCGGTATCGGCAGTAAGGAAAAAGTTGTGGCGGGGTCAGGTCTTCCTCAAATTCGAGGAACTCCATCGGATGCCCCTTGACCAGTCGGGTCAACTCCGCTTTGATCGCGGAGACGCGTTCACGATTCGTGACGTTGAGGAAGCAGTAGGAGACGCCGTTCGTGCCGTCGATATTGGCTGTCCACCACTCGGGAAGAGGGTAGGGCCACTTGTGCTCCTCAGGTTTGACTGGCTGTTGAGCGAACCAATCGAGCGTGAGTCCGTCCGCTGCGTAGCGACAACCGGGGGCACGATAAGGTCGGACAACAAGCGGGGGACGCTTCTGTCCCTGCGGGCCGAACGATGTGAGATTAGGCTTGACTTGCGACATGAAGCCTCCGCATTACATCAGGAGTGCAAGAATGGAACGACGAGATTCCTGTCGGGTCGATGTCAATCGGCACCTTGTACCCAGTGCCCCATTGGTTCCGCATCGAAGGGATGTGGTGCATCACGACTCGATTGTCGCGTGCGACCTTCCCTATCCAAACGTCATCTGCGTACGTCGTCACGCTCGATGAGATAACCAAGTCCATCATGCGGCGTGAAAGGAACATGCAGCCGCCCGGATGAAAATCATTCGTGGCACATGCACCTGAATAGTCGAAGTCGGCCCAATCAGTGGCGAGAAGCCTGTCGAGATAGACGAACGTGTCGTCATCGCAACGCAGGATGTGAGTGTAGCCGTGTTCAATCGCCCAGCGACAGATCGCCTTCATCTTCGCGGGGTTCTCCGTGTACTGATCGCCGCAGTCGAGGAACACCTCGTCGGCCAGCGGTTCGCGGAGCAGAGTCTTGTCGGGCACGCGTTGGTTGCGTTTCGCGTCACGCAGTTTTGTGCCGTAGAAAAATTTGTAGTCAACACCTTCGGGAAGTTTTGTGAGCCACGTCGCACGGATCGTGTTGACGCGTGCTTGCTGATCGGTGCATCGCAGGTTCTGCTGAGTGCACCAGTCCACAGTGAGATCATCGATGTAGTAATCGAGACGATGACACGTCATGATGGCGATGAGTAGCTTCATTTTCCCCTCCAGAAAAAAGTAAAGCCCACTCAACGCTTGGCAGCGGAGCGGGCTTTGATCTCGGTGGTGTCGCCGCGTTGAACGCGACGAGGAGGAGGGTCACCACCGTCTCTCGTGGATGTTTGGCGGTTTTACTTAGTTGAGCGTCCGATTAGGTAAGGATTCATCTCATTCGAGGGCACCGTCGAGCCAAAAGGTCTTCATTCTCCCTTACTATATGCACCGCTTTTCCCTTTTTCGGGAGAAGATTGTCCGTAAGTGCATGAAAAGAAAGCAAATATATTAGTTCGTTATCTCCCCGTTCTCGTCCCCTTTCTTATAACTGATGTCGAGATCGCCCCCTTTTGGGCGAGTTCCCATTGCCTGTGCCCCGTGTAGAGCGTCGAGGATCGCGGTGCCGCCGACGTACGAAACGCGTTTAGATCGCCCACGTTCCATCGACAGCCCTTCCTTGCGAAGACGCTTTTCCCAGTACTCGGGTGAGTCTTTCTGCTTATGGGCCAACGGACAACTCCCCGAACGGGCGTTGCCAACCGTACTTGTCGTCCAGCACGAGTTGAGATTTCTCTTTCTGATCTTGGGTGAGGAACACGGTGTTGTCAACCATCTTCTGATAGTTGGGGTCGCTGCTGTACTGCTCAGCGTTCTTGATGATGAAGTTCGCACGACGTTCTCGTTCGATCTCAGGTGTCATTGAGTCCCCTTTCGTTTCATCTCTTGACAGGCCGCACACTTCGGGTCAAACTTCCCCTCGTGGCATGCGAACTGATGATTCTGCGTGGGGCTAGTGCCCAAGAAGCGATGACGATCTCCTGTATCAACGCGACCGTACGGCTTCGTTGGGTATGTCGGCCCGACGCGGTTGTATTGCAGAAGTTTCATCTCTTCCCCCTAAGTTCATCATCGCTTTTTTGCGGGAAGATTGCAACAGAAATCTTTCAAAAAGTTTTTGTGAAATAAAACTTGACATCGTCGCCGCGATGCGTCACTATGTACTTAGGGAGAAGAACGACTGCTCCCGTCTGTAGTACCCAACGCCCAATTGAGGCAGAAAAGAGATGACCTATGAGTCTGATTGTAAAAGATCGTGTGTTCGAGCAGATGACCGAAGGGCTTCACAACGTGGCAATCACGCGTGTTGAAGACCTTGGGTTGCAGGACACAATGTACGGCAGCAAAGATCAAGCCCGGATTTTCTTCACCGCTCAGGATCAGAAGGATGTCGAAGGCAAGGCAGTCGATTGCCCGATGACGGTGACCACCACCTCGCTGCATCCCAAGAGCAAGCTGGCGAAGCTGCTCAACTCTCTCGGCATCACCGCCGACGACACGTTTGACCTGAACTCCCTTGTGGGGATCAAGTGCCAAGTCGTGATCGAGCAGAACACGAACAAAGAGACTGGCAAGCCGTACGCCAAGATCGTCTCTGTGCTCAAGAATCGCAAGGCGTCCGCACCTACCGAGGTGTAGTCGTCTACAAAGTACACGGGGTCAGCAATGGCCCCGTTCTTTTTTGTCCGAGGAGTTTTGATGGCTGACCCCAAGATTGTCGCAGAGCTAAAAGCAGCCGCTGAAGACGCCCTGTCCCGTGGATTCGCGATTCTCACGTGCGAACCTCATGACAAGGCACCGTACGCCAAGTACAGTCCCCATGCGGTCAATTCATCAACCCGAAAACCAGAAGTCGCACTCGCCGCGTGGGTCGCGGGCGAGGAGGCCAACTATGGCGTTGGCTGTGGCCCCAGTAACATCACCGTGGTTGACGTGGATCACGGGATCAATAATCTCGAAGAGTTCGAAGCGTGGCGAACCAAGCACGGTCTGCCTGAGACGTTCACTGTCATCTCAGGACGTGACGGCTTTGGTGCCCACATGTACTATTCAGGCAGTGTGCCGACCTGTGGATTCAACATTGGTGAAGTCACCGGAGAACTGAAGGGTATCGGAGGATACGTCGTCGGCCCCGGCTCGATTCACCCGAGCGGCAAGAAGTATGCGTTGCTGAAAGACGTGGCTGTAGCTCCGCTTCCAGACGGACTCGTCGCGATGGCGAAGTCTAAGACGAAAGAGAAGCTGGAGTACAAGCCGAAGGCCCAAGGTGGCGGACTGATCGCGGCGGGCAACCGCTGGATTCACCTGCAATCAAAGGCGGGCACGTTCCGCAATGCAGGGCTGGATGAGGAAGGCATTTACCTCGCTCTGAAAAACTTCGCAGAGAACAACTGCGAGGATGGAGCGAATTATCCAGACGACAAGATTCGATCTCTCGCGAAGGCTGCGGTCGGCGTGTTCGATGCGACCGAGTCCGCACCTGTCATCTTTTTCAGCGACAACAACACGAAGCTGAAGGTCGGCATCGAAGAGTTGCCAAACGACGCCGCAGAGGGCGACTGGCTTGGTGAGATGGCTCATCACGTCTCGGACGGGACTTTTATTCCGCTATCATTTGCACGCACACAGATCAAGACGATCCTTGCCTCATCGATCAACGGACTTGTCGGCTTCCCGAGCCAGCCTGATATTCACATGAAGCAGTGGTCGGTTCTCGTCTCGTCCCAGCCCGAGTCTGGTAAGGGCGAGTCGTGGAAACGCACGGCAGAAGCGGCTCTCGCGAACTACATCAAGAAGTCGAGCGTCGGACTCCCGAAGGCAGGATACTTCTCTTCGGGTGAGCACATGGTCAAGTACCTTGCTGATCCTGAAAACGGATTTCCCGACAACGGACTCGGCGGACGAAACGTCCTCGTGTACTTTGACGAGTTGAAGTCTCTGTTCGAGAAGGGAGCGTCTGTCGGATCGACGTTGTTCTCGAAGATGATCGAACTCTACGAACGCGACGACTCCAGTGCGGGATCACTCTCGCACGAGGGCGGCGAGTTCAAGAACATCGCACTCTCGTTCACCGGAGGTTTCACTGGATCGTCGTTCGATGCGGCGGTTGCTGGCAAAGGTGCGGGCGGCGACGGATTTCTGTCGCGTTGCGTCCTCGCGTACACTGGCGACGTGAAGCACTGCGGCGACTGGGCGGATCAGGACACTGCGGCGATCAATGCTCTCTCGCAGAAGATGCTCAAGAAGTACAGCGAGTTGTTGCAATCGTTTCTCGATAAGAAGAACGCTGATTCCGGTAAAGAGGAGTTCGATCCTCTAAAGTGGCGATACGTGCCTGTAGAAACATCCGAAGCGAAGCAACTCCGCATGGACTTTCAGAAGTGGCTCTTTGAAAAACGCAAAGAGCACAACGAACGTCATCCGGGGTTGGGATACATGTCGCGTATCGAGGCTCACTTCAAACGCGATCTGCTGATGCGGACAGTGTTCTCTGATGACACGACGATCACTGCTGACAAGACGCAGAGGGCCATCGACTGGGCGAAGCATGAGTTGTATCTGCGTGAGGAACTCTGGCCTGTTGATCGAGGCTCTGTGGTCACTCGCATGGAGGCAACGATCATCCGGGCGTTGGAGAAGCACGAGCACCTCACGAAGATGGAACTGCAACGCTTCTGCAACGTCAAGCGATCCGAATCAGGCGGCGTCGGAACGTTCAATATGGCGTGGAAGAACATGATGCAGGGCGGCTGCGTCGAGGTGGTTGGCAAGACGCACAAGGGCACGGAGAAGTTCGGATTGGTCGAAGGCTTCTAATCGGAGTCAGAGGCTCCTGACAGACCCCCCTAAGCTCGTACGCACAAATATTCTTTTGTTTCATATATTTACAGACATACAGGGGGGTGTCACGGGAACTCTTCGTGACTACGATTCCCAAAACAGCCCCTAAACCTTTGAAACTAAAGAAAGAGCGGAGAAAACAACTTGACTACGATTCAGACTACGATTCGCGGCAAAGAGCCAAAAGTCGTCTATCTCGATGGAAACATTGAGCTTGGATGGTTTCGGATGGGCCGGGGCGTTCCTGACGGCGTGTCTGTGGCTCCTGTAGGAGGGACAATCCACCTCCAGACCTTCCGCATCGCGGAGTGTGCGAGGTTGAAGGATGCCCGCCTCTTTCGCGATCTGTTTCACAAACGGTTCCGGCACTGCTGGGCACGCGGCGACTGGTTTAAGAACCTCGACATCGTGGACGCGATCAAAGCATTCGACGTGTTGATGAGGAGTGAACAGTGAGACGACTCTGGCTGGACTTCGAAACTCGTTCGATGCTGAACATCAAAAAGGTCGGTCTTGACCGCTACGGCAAGGACAAGACGACTCAGGTGCTCATGCTGGCGTGGGCTTTTGATTACGACAAACCCCGTCTGTGGCTCCCCTGTCTCGGGGAACCGATGCCCCCGGAACTCTACGCCGGATTGACAGACCCGACAGTTCTGAAGTGTGCGTGGAACTTTAACTTCGAAAAAGACATCCTGCACTTTCAACTCGGGATCGCGATTCCGCTGGTTGAGTGGTACGACCCCGCAACGCTTTGTGCTTACATGTCGCTGCCTATCGGCTTGCACCGAGCCAGCCAAGCACTCGACATCGACACGAAGAAAGTTCACATCACGGGCGACGAGCGTCCTGTGAAGATGTTCTCGAATCCGTCGAAGCAGTTGAAACGCGTGCTGAAGAAAAATCCTGACGCACCTGCGTTTTACTTCAAGGATTGGAACTCGCATCCTGAGGACTGGGCGATCTTCTGCTCGTACTGTATTCAGGACGTGGAGGCGGAACGCGGCGTGTGGGAGGCTGCGGTCGCATTCAACTCCCCGATGACGCACGGCGAGAAAGAGGCGTGGCTCCTCGACCAGAGGATGAACGACAACGGTGTCTGGATCGACATGCAGTACGTCCTGAACGCGATGAAGGTCGCACAGGGCGAGGCCGACCAGATCATCGCAGAGATGAAACTGGAAACGGGTCTGGAGAATCCGAACAGCCGCGACCAGATTCTCGAATGGTTGCAAGCACGCAATTATCCGTTCGAGAGCGTGGACGTTGAGCACATCGAGGAGGCACTGAAAGAACAGAAGCGTTACAAGATGCCGCCACTCGCGATCAAGATTCTGCTGCTGAAGCAGAAGCTGGGCGGCTCCGCGTACAAGAAGCTGCAAAGCATTCTCGACCGCGTCGGCCCTGATGGTCGCTTGCGAGATCAGTTCACTTATCACGGAGCACACACGGGTCGGTGGTCTGGACGCGGCGTGCAGTTGCAAAATCTGTACAAGCCTGACCGTGAAGTCTCTCGTGCGTTGGAGCAGCTAGTCACCGCACTGCGAGACGGTACGCTCGACATTCCGAATGTCATCACCACGTTTGACGCGGAGATTGACACATGGAACTCCGCAAATCCTGCGGAGAAACCAAAGAAGCACCTTGACCCGAAGCCCTTCACACCGATGGAGGTGGTCGCGTCAACGATCCGGGCCGCGTTCGCTGCGGCACCGGGGAACAAACTGGTTGTCGGTGACCTTGCACAGATCGAGTCACGCGTGCTGGCTGCAATCGCACAGTGTCCGACGATGCTCTCCGCGTACGCAGAGGGCCGCGATCTTTACAAGGAAGTGATGGCGGCACAACTCGGCATTCCGCTGAGCGAAGTCACCAAGGCACACCGCGACCGAGGCAAGGTCATCATCCTCGGCTGCGGATACGGGATGGGCTGGGAAAAGTTCATCGACTACGCCCTCACGTACGGCATCGTGCTCACCGAGAAGGAAGCGAAGGATGCAGTCTGGGGATTCCGCGAGACGTACAGCGAGATCGTGGACTTCTGGGCAGAGATCAATCAGGCAGTCATCACGGCGTTCAAGGCGGGCATCTGCGTGTACGTACGCGGGCTGGTCGTAGATGGGCGAGATGAGAAGTGCCTGAAGATCAAGCTGCCGAGCGGACGGTACATTCACTACCACAAGCCGACACTGCTGTTCGAGCCTCCACCGTGGGGCGGGCCACCTAAAGAGTCGATCAGCTTCATCATGTACGGCTCGAAGGGTGCGGAGAGCAAGCGGCTTTACGGCGGGCTGCTCACTGAGAACATCGTTCAAGCGGTCGCACGCGATCTGTTGTTGAACGGCATGCTTGAGGCCGAGAAGATGGGCTTCAAGATCATTATGACGATTCACGACGAGATAGCTGGTGAGGTGCCAATAGATTCTCCGCTGGGAGAGAAGGAACTTCTGGCGGCGATGTGCATCGTCCCCGAGTGGGGCGAGGGCATGGGGTTCGTACTCAAGGCAGAAGGGTACGAGAATCCGTACTACAAGAAATAGCTTGACACGGGGCGTGGCGGCTGCTACGCTCCTGTCATGACGAAACTGAAGTGCGGATGCAAACCGACAGATGCCTGTCCACACGCTCTGGCTCACGTCTTCTTCATCACGAAGACTGTGTCGAAGCCAAAGACACACGAGTGTGTTGTGTGCCACGGGCCTTACCCAAACTGCCGATGTTTCGAGGAGGAAAAATGAAAATCGAAGTGACGCCCATTCAGGGCACAGCAAATCAGTTCACCGTCACGCTGGCGGGAAATTACCGTCTGGCGTTTGCGGGCACGCAGGACAACGCAGTTCAAGTCGCGGCTGACCTTCGCAAGTCGATCAACCGCAGCGGTCGCAAGACTTCAAAAAAGGTCTTGACAGCGACCCCCATCCTTGCTACTGTGTAAGTAGAGGGGAGTGAGGTAAAGCGGCTCCCTACCAGCCCTTGACAGAACACCGCATCTGGGCGATCATGCCGCTTGGGTCACTCCCAAATTTTAGGAGGAACGATGACAGTTTTCGGAGCGATTGTAGCAGCAGTTTTGCGGAAGGCCGAGGCGTTCCTCGCGGAATGCAAGGCCCTCGTCGTGAAGGCCAAGGCGATTGAGAAGAATCTCGTCGCGACGGCTGAGCACGATGTGCACGAAGTGATCTTGAAGGCGAAGGAAGACGTGATCGACATCGAGACGAAGGTCGAGAACGAAGTCAAGACTCTGAAGAACGAGTTGGTTGACAAAATCTCGAAGCTGTAAGTTACGGGCACACGCGGTTACGGAACTGGGTGTTCAATCACTCAGATCGCAACCAACGGAGACTTTGTCAGAAAAGAACGCACGTGAAACGTCGCGACGAGTAGCGTGCAAGTAATCCGTTGGGAATGGTGGTTCGAGTCCACAGGTGCCCACCGACATTGAGGTTGCTGATGTGAGAAGGCTAAACTCTGACGTGTAAAATGCGACCGAGCCTTGGAAGTAGGTCGTGTTTCCAAAAAGTTTGACCCCCAATTGATAGGCAGATACTGTCAGCACGTGAAGTCGTGCGTCGAGCCGCCACGTAAGGGGCGGGGAGATATAGTCATAATGCTGCTGGGTCATTTTGGGCGAGGGGCTTCACTCGCCCACCGAATTACGCAAGTATGAAGGCGTTGTTTCCGTTTTCGGACGCGGGTTCGATTCCCGCCGCCTCCACCAAAGATGCTGAATCAGCGACACAGTGTGCACACGTCGTGTGATTGAGGTTCGTTTAACTCCTCACGATAGAACACGCTTGAGAGGTTCAGCACTTTTGATGGGGGCGTCAAGGCTTCGACGGAGGCGATGAGATGGCGTTGGACTTGCCGAGGTTGTATGGCTCCTCGTTAAACAGACATGCAAAAACCAAACGCAGAGACTAAACCCCTCGCGATGGCTGCTGCCGCTGGTCGGTAGAAGTCAGGAGGCTTTGCTCCCACCTTCTCAAATAACGGGAGCACTTTCATAGTCGCTCGTGATAGCATGAGGGCGACTGTTCAACCAGTTCGAACAAACGCACGGCACCTTGAGTACCCGTGCGACCCGTTGTCCCCATCGGATTGTGGCGGGACGTGAATCGTTGAACGAGCGACTATGAACTTATGAACACACTGAAACTAGCACACGCGGTCATCGTAGCAATGTCAGTCGAGAGCCTCGTGGCATCGGCTGCATTCGCGTACGAACACAACTGGAAACTCGCACTGTACTGGTTTCTCGTCTCTGCGATCAATGCGGTCGCATCGACGTTTTGACATCCGCACCCACCTACACCCATGCACCGCGTTCATGACGGTGGTGTAAGCATGGTGATATGGATCGAGCCGTGGTGGGCGGGGGAGCTAGTCTCCCCCCGACATTAGGAGGAGCAATGGCTGTGAAGAAAAAGCCGAGCAAACGCGTCACGATGAGAAAACCGAGACAAAATAAGCTGGCACAGGTCGCCGCCGAACTCGCACGCACGAAGATCGAGATCGCGAAGAAGTCAGTTGCGGGGACTGCTTGGAAGGCACCCGCGATCAACGTCCGTCCTATCGCGGAGCCTCAGGCATTCTGGGTTCGGGCACGCATGATCGAGACGCCGGAAATTGGCTACGGGCCGAAGACGTTCCTCGCCCGCATACCAGTTACACTCACGACGATCCCTGAACTGCCCGAGGTGGTTCGGATCGCGAATCAGTTTTTTGTGTTGACGACCACGCTGCCTGTCACGTACAGTCAGAAGCAGTACGCAGAGGCCACAAGACTATGAGCGAAATCTTCATCACTTCCGACGAGCACTATGGGCACGCGAACATCATCCAGTTCTGCGACCGTCCCTTCGTCTCGACGGAGCAGATGCAGGAGACGATCATCGAGCGGCACAACAAGAAAGTTCCGAACAACAAGCACCACCTCACTATCCACGCAGGTGACATGTTCTGGCAGACGATGACTGAGGGAGAAGCCCTCGCCATCCTCACGCGGCTGAACGGTCGGCACGCGTTTCTCTACGGTAATCACGACGAGTTGATGGAGCGGTCGCGGCTGCTGCCTGATGCGTTCGAGTGGGTTCGCGGTCGCAACAAAGAGAACACGAGCCACAGCGTTCAGTTCAACAAGCATCGCATCGTCATCAGTCACTTCGCTCAGCGAGTCTGGCAGAACAGTCACAAAGGTTCGTGGCACGTGTACGGGCACTCGCACGGTGAGATCGCTGAGTTGGGCAAGTCGTTCGACATCGGCGTTGACTGTCACAACTTCGAACCGTGGTCGCTTGAAGAGATCGAAGCGAAGATGAGCAAGCTGTCCTCGCATCACGTGATCCCTGCGGCGAAGCGGTGGCACCCTTGCAATCCGGCAGAGTCGCAATACTGCGGCGTCTGTCCTGACTGCCTTGCTCACCTCCGCGAGACGGGCACCTCCCTGATGCCTCGACGCGGCGACGGTGATCCCCTCCCCCTCGGCTCTTTGTACGAGAAGCCGATCATGGGGCACGACGGAAAGACCGCGATAGGCACCATCGTCGCGTACGATCCGAGCATCAAGAACGCCAGTGTAGCTCAGACGGTAGAGCAGGGCACCTGTAATGCCAAGGTCGGGGGTTCAAATCCCTCCGCTGGCTCCACTGTTCACTTCCATCCCGTGGGCGAGACTTGCGGGTTCTGTGCAATGCAGGGAAGGATGGATATATGAACAAAGACAAGCGGGACTGGCTTTTCATGGCAGGAGTCGCGGCTGTGATCTGGCTCTGGGCGAGTGCGTTCTGTCTTACGATGGCAGTGCTCGGTCAGTGTCTTCCGAAAGACTTGTTCTGGTACGGACTCAGCACACTTGCAAGCGGGGTGACTTTCAAAACAATCTTTGACCAATTCTAGGAGACAGCATGGCGATGACAGGCGACATCAAATCGTACATGCAGCAGTGGCTCCAAACGGCAACGAAGGGCGATGTCGTCGTAGACTACGCGTGGTTTCAAGACCGCATGGAGTTGCGGTGCAAGAAGTGCCACGCGGTGTTCCGCTGCACGCTGCCTGAGAGTCCGACTGAGATTGACTGGTCAATCCAGAAGTGGGTAAAGCAGCACGCACCCGGAGGAGAGCACGACACAAAAGAGTTGCACTGTCCTGTCGATCCGATTCCGCTCACTGCGGACTTTCACAAGCTGCCGAGTTTCAATCCGATTCCGTTACAGACGGGCGGGCAAACAGGGATCATCGACGCCAGCGAAGCGAAGGCCGCGATCCTGAAAGCCCAGATGGAGACGTACAAAGCTGAGCAGGAAAAGAAAGACATCGACGGCAAGGTTGAGTGGTTGAAGAAGACGGCGGCACAGAAGGCTGAGGTTGCTGCGGCACAGACTGAGAAGGCGAAGGAACAAGCTCTTGCGAATCTGCTTCTGATGATGACACAGATGACGCAGAACCCCCAGATCGTCAAGGCGATGAAGCCGCCAGAGGCCGTCCTTCCGAAAGAATGGGAGACAACAGTCACGCCGCAACCGAGAATACCGAAGGCCGCGAAGATCGTCACAGGACGGAGGTTCCGATGAGACTGACCGCACGTGAAAAAGATTCTGACATGTTCGAGCGGCTGCTGAGAATCAACGACGAGAGTTTCAATCTTGATGAGCGGGCGTCCCGCGAGAAGTTCAAGGCCCTGTTCGATGCGAACGCGGTGTACGTTGACAGTGCACTGACACCAGCCGCCTTCGCGATAGTCACTGATCGCGGCGGGCCTTATGTCATCGTGATCGCGGTGACGAGCAGTCTGCGGGGTCAGGGCGTCGGCTCTGCTCTCCTGCGGGAGATCGCAGAGTACAGCCGAGCATGTGGTGAGTACGGCGTGGCTCTGATGTGCAAGATTGACAACTGGCAAGCCCAGAGACTATACTTGAAAAATGAGTACCGAGTGGTTCGCGTCGTGCCGGGATATTACGGAGCGACAGACGGGCTTCTCATGAGGAGAAAAATATGACCAACATCGAATGCACCAAGTGCGGAGACGTAGTCGAAGTCACGGCGGACACCGTCGTGCTGCCTTTCGTTTGCATGTCCTGCGAAGACGCCATCGCGAAGTTCACGCAGGAGTTCGTTCCGCCCGCCCCCGTCACCGACGAACAGGCCGAGGTTGCCGCGTTCTACGAGAAGATGGCTCCCGAGTCTGAGACGACCGAGCCTGAGGAAGAGTTCGCGACCGTCGAGAACACGACGCTTCTCATCGCTGACCTTGAGGAGCAGTTGCGTCAGGAGAGAATCCTGTCAGACTCGCTGAAACTCCGCATCGAAAACGGAGAGGAAAAGAACACTCAACTGCTGATCGAGAAGAATCGTCAGGCTGACACGATCCGTACGCGTGGAGTACAGATCGAGAATCAGGCGAAGACCATCGCGTCGTATGAGAACGACATCGACGGGCTGCTCGATAAGCAGGTACGCTCGAACGTCGCCCTCCAGTTCCTGAAGGCCGTTATCTACCAACTCGGCAAGGCCGGGATGGAACTTCGCAAGGAAGTTGATACGCTGAAGACCAAGGTCGTGAGTGAGCAGCGACGTACGGAGATCGAGAAGATGATCTCGCAGATGAATGCGTCCTCCGCAAATGGATACGCTTCTCAGGCTGCTGACCTGCGATACGAGATCGACCAGTTGAACGCCGAGATCGATACTCTGAAGCTGAACCTGAAGTGCACGAAAGAAGAACTAGCGACCGAACGTCGTAAGTCTCTTTGGACGCGGTTCGTAGAGCAGTGGCGTGCAGAGGCGAAGCGTGCTGCTGAAGAGAACAAGGACTACTACGGCGAGATATAAATGACCGACCCCTTCAAGTTTCAACGTGCGTTGTTTCCCGAGATGGAGCCTCGCACGATTGTTGTCTCGAAGGGCGGCACGCCGCACAGGTGTTACGTCGTCTGGTGCGACAAGATCACAGACGAGATCAGAAAGAGGGTTCGGGGCAAGAACAGTAAGCTGTTCGTCTCGATGCACACAAGTCATAGTGAACCAAACGACGAGGAGGTAGCATGGGAATTAAAAATCTAATGCTCGTTCTTCTCCTCGTCGCCTCCTCTTTCGCACGCACCAAAATGTTTCCTGCAACACATGACTCTGTCCCTGCTGAGAACAGGAGAGCCGAGATGCTGGGTCTGAAGAGGTACGAGACATTGGAGCAAGTCCAACAGGACGTAGCTTCTCTCAAACTCGTACCTCTCACAGTTCCGACATCGAACAAGTTGCCGTTGAACCGGAGATACGCTCTGCCAGAGACGGTTGCCTTCGTGGAGAAGTTGGATCATGACTTCTATGAGATGACTGAGCATCGTCTGGTGGTTGACTCCGCAGTTCGTCCGCGTGACGTGCAGAAACGTCTGACACGCCGCAACCGGAACGCCGCCCCAGCGGATGGGGCAAGAGCATCAAGTCATGAACGTGGCACGACAGTTGATCTCGCCCGCCCCCGTAAAAAGGGCGACCTGCGATGGCTTCTGCTGCGGCTGGCCTATTACAAGGCACGCGGCGATATTCTGGTCATCGAGGAGCGGGCCTGTATCCACGTCTTTGTCGGAGGGTCGCATGAGTTGCGTCTACAAGATTCGCAGGAAGTCGGATGGTCTGTACTCGAAGGGCAAGACCAGCCCCAGTTTCAACAAGGTGGGCAAGACGTGGAGTTCGTGGAGGAATCTCGTCCTGCACCTCTCCCTTGTCCGTGACGGTCTGACTCACGTGAAGCCACAGGACAGGCTCCGTGAGGTGTACAACGGCTGCGAGATCGTGGAGTTCAAGGAAACGAGCAGCGTGCGGATCGACAGCTTCTTCGCAACATTTTTTGAAGAGAAGAAATCTCGCTTCGAGGGGGACTGATGAGCTATCTCACATTCACGGAGTATCCAGCAAAGGGAGTGACGAAACGCTGGACGGTCGCATCGAAGACGGGCGTTGTTCTCGGAGAGGTGAAGTGGTACTCCGCGTGGCGTCGGTACATCTTCTTTCCGAACGCACTCACGTGTTACGACGCCGACTGTCTGCTCGACATCGTGACGTTTCTCAATTCGCAGATGCAGTGCTATCGCGATCAGAGAACCGTATGAACCACTGGGAGACACCCGAGGAGTTCCGAAGCTGGTGCCTGAGGATGGCGGCACTGCTCGACAAGAATCTGGAGGAGGCGAAACGTGGAAAGCCAAGTGACGATCAACGCGGAGCAGTTGTCGAAGACCGCACAGCATCTGCGGACGACACTGTTCGAGATGAGCAAGACAGTCGAGCGGTTCGATAACACGTCCGCCGCACTGATGCAGTACAGCGAAGGCTTCCTCGAACGTCTGGAAGCGATCATGAAACGAATGGAGAAGATCAATGAGCCAACCATCCACCCCGACGCCGTTCGCCCCGCTACTTTCCTGTGAGATCACGACTGAGACGGTCGTCGCGACTGACGGGCACGAGGAGCATCCCGAGTCGATGCGTCCCCGAGTGTTCCTCACTGTCGTACAGAACGACAGCCGAGGGGACATCTTTTACGCGAGACATTACGAAGTTCTCGCCACAGGGTATGTGATCCCGTGGCAGACGCTGCCTGAGGGCAAGTTCGACTATCTGCACTTCTCGGTGCCCACGCTGAAAGCCTTCCGGCTGGCACACGCCAGCAATCCGAGTACGGCATTCTGGAACGGCACGCTGCGTCGGGTGTACGAATCTGTCGGCCCGAGCATTCCGACACTGGAGATGAAATGATCCGACATCTGCACATGACGCCGGGGCCGAGCATCGCTGACCCCTGCAACACCGCCGTCTTTTACGAGGCACGGTACGCCGACCCGAAGCTGGGTCAGGAGCATAAAATCTGGGGCGGCTGGCGATGCCGTCTGATCCGCTGGCTCGTTCAGCGGTGGATGCCGACGCCGACCGTCTGGTGGGCTGATCTGAGGAAACGTGAGACTACCGTCACCACCGATCCCCGCTGAAGTGTGGGAGTTCCTGAGGATCGCAGAGGAGCAAAATGACCGAATCACAGGCGTACAGGATGCTGGGCTGGCCCGCAGGGGGCGGGGAGCCACACAGCGAGAACAGGTTCGTCCTGCCACTGAGCGGGAGTGAGTCCGAGGACTGGTTCGTCACCCGATGTTACGACTGTCGATGGAGCGGCGTCTCGCTGGGACATATTCTTCCAGAGGGATGTCCGTCGTGCGGAAAGGCGTGGAGCCATGTCATCGGATAACCGTGTACCAGATAAACCCGAGAACGATCCTCTCGTGATAATGGAGGAGTACGTCGCCGGGGAGTGGATCAGGGTGCCGCAGTACCCCCGGCTCCTGCACCCCGTGCACGGGGCCTCCTGCCTGTCGGCTCTCAAGCGGGTGCACAAGTCGAGGAAGTTTCGACTCACACCTGTCCCAGAAGAGGACATACCGTTTTGAGCATCGACAGCGTAGTCGCCAATCTCGCGGCCCAACTGTCGCACAGAGCCGCCGTGTCGATGAACGCCATCCTCGCTGGCATGGCTCCGAGCCAGAAGGAACTTTTCACCCTCCCGGCTCCGGGCATCTGGGTTTACAAAGTAGAGTACCGAGTCTGGCTCCGATACGCGGACGGGCGAGAGTGCTGGTCGCCAGACTGGTACCACGCTGTGAACGGCAGAACCTGCCTCGCGTGGTACAAGCGACGGGCCGACGCGGAGAAGGCTCTCGTGCGTCACAGGGCACGGCATTCGTGCTGGGGAGTCAAAGAGTACCGCGTGCGTGCTGAGACGCACCCCGAGTATCCCTACCGCCGCGATCTCGATCCCCGAGCCAAGAACATCAACAGACTACGATCTATAAAGTAAACTCGCCACGTACCCGTGATTCGGGGCGTGGCGTTTTTGCGTTTCCCTTCCTGCCCCGGTGCCGCCCCGATCCCTCCCGCTGAGCACGGCGTTCCAGATTCGCGAATACGGAATGCAGCTTAGCCAGAGGGGGGTCGCAGGGGAGGTAACCTCCTATGAAAAACCATATATGCAGGGGGACTCAGTCAGGGAGTCCCTTAGGGGAGGTATGAAAAATAATATCCCCCCATGCGTCGAGTAGAGGGTCAGGAGTCCCTTGGCTAAGCCAAGCTCCGCTGGCCCGCGAGGGGTGCCGGGACTCCCCCGCCGCCGCCCTCGGCCCTAAGTACTGACCCCCTGTCAACGCTCTGATTCCAAAGAGTTTAGTACCCCTGACCCTGTACCCCTTTCGCTCTGTGTTCTCCCCGAGCTAACTCGTTTACAATGTGCAGTTACAGCGGTGGGACGCCACGCGAGTGCAGAATGTAGCGTAAGGCGTGTAGAATCACAGCGTTACAGCGTCCTGCACCAATATAGTGTTTTGGTGCACGGCATTTCAGCGTCCCGCGTCCCACTTCAGAGGGGCGAAGGGATTGCGTAGCCAAACCGACCAGTTGGTTGTGACGCTGGGACACAGCGAAGGGAAAGCGATGATATGGTTTATCATAGATCGCTACTGTTTCTCATAGGCGAATGGAATGCGTAAGGCTGTGTACTGTGTAAACGGTACAGCGAATGAACAGCGAATGCTGTAACCCTGCGTGTGGTGTATTGTGTACAGTGGCTGCGTGCTGTGCTCTGCGTGTGGCGTGCAGTGCTTCGCCTTTGGTTCTCCCTTGAGTGTATTCCTATCAGAGTCCTTAGCGTCTGCCCGATTTGCCCGAGTTCGCCGTGCGTTCGCCCTGCGTTGGTTTGTATCAGGTATTGGCCCGCCCAGTGACTATATACGATACAGATCGATCAGGCGAAGAGAATGCGAAGGTCTGCATGAAACGTTCCTGACGCTGGGGCGAACATAGAGCGAATGTGACGTATACATCACATTTGACTGATGAGTACACAGTTGCAATTCTGTTATCTAATCAGTAACGCATGCGTGTGTCATATCGTGCACACGCGGTGCCGTGCGTGGGTGAGCTATGACGCGTTACGCTTCGCCCTGCGTTCGCCCTGCACTGTCGTGCCTTGACAGTCTCTGGTCTGTCTGCCTGTCGGTGCAATCGATTGGCCCGATTCGTTCAATTTTCGCCTCTGTTCACGGTGCGTGAACGTCACCAAATGTTGAACAGTTGGTGACAGTCAATAGCACGAAAGTGTGTACATGGTACATGCACCTTCGTGCCATTGCACGCAATACAAGGAAGAGTAGAATAGTCACAGTAAAGGGAGGCTGTGATGAACGAATGCACATGCAAGGCAGTAGCGATTGACGGGCAGGTCTGGCATTCGATGTCGTGCCCAGCGAACGTCAAGGTGCGTGAGCATGCCAAGCTATCGCGTGCAGGTCTGAAGGCTGTGCGGATGGGCGTGCGTGACGCGGGTTTCGAAGCCGAGGACAATGACTGTTTCGTCAAGGCAGTTCAGGCCATCACTGGCGTGCCCTATCGCGATGCACACGCGTTCGTGGCGAAGCGTTTCAACCGCAAGGTAGGCCGAGGCACCTTCGATGTCGTCACAATCACAATGGCGATAGAAACAGGCAAGGAACTGATCTACGGCTTCCGCCTGTTCATCAAGCCCGCTGCGATAGGCACAGGCATACGCCGCAGCCGTTTCGGGTATCGTCAGGTCACACGCTATCGCACACTCGAACAGTTCGCACGCACGCATCGCACGGGACGCTGGTTGCTCTGGTCGAATGACCACGCGTTTGCAATGGTCGATGGCGTCGTGTACGATAGCGGTGCCGCTGGTGCACGCACGCAGGTCACTGGCGTTTGCGAGTTCATCGAGTCCAGCAAGGTCGAAGGGGGCAACTAATGAAACGCATGTGGATCAATCAGCCGTCAACTCTTCAGCCGCATCACAGCATGCACGGCGTGAACGTGCTAGCGTGCGAGGAACGTCCGGGCACAATGCGTGTTTACTTTCTGTCTGGCAACGTGGTCAGTCAGGAAATGTTTTCTAACTGTCTCTCACTTGGATGGAGGAGCTAATGACAGGTATAACGCAGGGTCGCAGGTTTCGCTCAACGTCGCCGTTCACGTTCAAGCCGCAGGTCACGCGTCAACGCACGCCAGCACAGCAACTGCAAGCCGACACGCGTCGTGTGAACCGTGCACTGCACGCGTTTGGCAACTATCACGACTTCATCCCGCTCGATGCCGTCAACATCGAGTTGGCGGATGCTGGCTTTGATGAGTTGCCAGACATGCTGCTGTGCGGTGCACAAGGATCGATCAATGAGTCTGTCGGTCGCAACCGCTGGCTCTCGCTCACGTGGTACAAAATGGAATCCGGTCGCTATGAGGTGGTGGCTTATGTCTCCTAACATCGAAGTGCACGTCACGCTGTTCGACACTCAGGTCGCTATGCTGCATGCACTGCATCGCAGCGATCCGTTTCAGAACACCAACTCACAGGGCGTCGTATACGCTGAGACGCCCTGCTGGTCGCTGCTGGCAATGCCTGTGCCTGAACTGCACAGTGCAGAGACGCAGGAACGTCGCAGACTTCAACGCATCACATGGAGGGCACGATGAGAGGCGGACTGGTCTGGCAGTATCTCGAACGTAAACTGGAATGGGCCGCGAGTGTGCAGACTGTCGCGAAGCTGGCACGCGTGCAGTCGTATCTCGCAAACCGTCCCATGCTCGACTACACGCAGCCGTGCAACATCGAATCACACTGGGATGCGATATACCTGATCGATGCTGTGCGTCGTGCGTGCAAGTACAATCACGGCGTCTGCTACTCTGGTCAACTCGCGAAGTACAGGAGGGCACGATGAAAGCTGACTCAACACTCATCTCAATAGCCGCAGACCTCGATACGTTCGCACGGTTCTATGCGGACGAAGTCAAACAGGAGTATGCGTTCGCACTGCAATATGGCAGCGAGGAAGATGCCGCCGAAGTCGCCGCTGATCTAATGAAGCTGAGGTGTGACGCGTGACACGCGACCGCATCATCCAACGCATACAGGATGCACTCTCGCCTGATCTAATCGACAAGCACTGGCAGGAGCAAGCGAAGGAACGTCCCCTGCATAACTACTGCTATGTCGCAAGCGAGGCACTGTATCACGCGTGGGGGCGTGCGTTTGGTTTCAAGCCCGCTCACATCAAAGTGCACATCGGACACGGCACACGCTGTAATCACTGGCTGCTGCGTCGTGGCGATGAGGTGCTCGACATCACAGCGTCACAGTTTGGTCGCGTGCGTATCCCATACCGTAAGGCGATCAACTGCGGTTTTCTCACTGGTGAGCGACCGTCGAATGCGTGCAAGGAAATTCTTCGACGCATCAGAATCGAACCTGAGTATCTGGCAAACTATCGCGACGAGGTGAAGTGATGATCTGCCCATACTGCGGTGAGCACATGCACAGGACTGGCGAGGTGCCGAAGCGACCGAAGGGAATGCCGCGTCCGCAGTGGCGTGCGATGCACAAGAGACGCATAGCAACGCGGGATCACATCCTGCCACGCTCACGTGGTGGTGCTGGTCAACGCACGGTGCGTGTCTGTCACCAGTGCAACATGGAGAAGGGTGCACTCACGCTGAGCGAATATCGTGCAGTGTTGACGCGGTCGAAACGCATGCCGCACCTGTTTCACTTCGAGCGACAGATACCACGACTGCTGGTGACAGTTCTGTGTGCACGCATGTGGTGGATCGTCCGACTCGCCTTCTAACTTGTTGAAAACAAGCCAAATATAGTTGTATTTTTTCCTTGCAATAGTGTGGGCGTATGCTATGATTGTTTCAGTTCAGTTGATTCTTTGACAACCTAGAGCACAGGCCCACAGGGGAGATTCAAAGCTAAAGCCTCTGAGACTAGCCGGGACGAGCCGAATAAAGTCGATACAGTCGCCTTCGCCGGGACTGTGCCAGCGTAAAGCACTAATCTAGGCTCTGCTGAGATGCCGCACCAATGCCTCAGCAACGTAGTACAGCAGCCGCACATGAGGATGCTAACCGCGAGAAACGCCACAAGCGTACGGCACGGTAAGAGCGGAGGGCACGAGACGCAAGAGCAACTGTCGCTCTAATCGCAAGGTTGAACCCGATACCTAAAATCGGCGGTTTACCGAATCGAAAACGTGTTCAGCACACGAACCCAGAAAGCAGATTGCCTTCGATGGCACACGGCACGTGCAGACGACCGTATCTGACGACAACGAGAAGCGTATGCTGAGCGAGTGAGTCGATTCTATGAAACAAGAATACGAAAGTCGCATGGACGCGGCACTGTTAGTTATCCGCATGTGGAACGCGTCACACCTTCCTGAACAGAAACGCGTAGCAGAACACATCTACAACTTCGCAGAACAACTGAGGAGATTATCATGTCAGCAGGACTGAGCCGTAAGCAGATCACATCCCGCATCTACACCCGCTTGCAGTCGATCAAGTACGACCTTTCGAAAGCTGGCGTGTCCACCATATACAAGCGTGGCGGCACGCTGGTGTTCAACGAAGGCGACTCGCACATCGATGGCGGCTTCAACGTCACCTATGGCGTCTCGACCGCGTCGAATGGTGAGACGTTTGGCTTCGCTCATCTCTACGTTGTCTTCGAAGGCGTGACCACGCAGTACGGTCGCTACGACGGTGAGACGTTCGAGAAGGGCATCGAGTTCATCAAGACGCACTTCGCACCGAAGCCCGCTGTTGAAGATGACACGCTCGACTGCTCTGGCGTGTGCAAGGACTGCGGCAACGGCACGATGAACAACAAGCTGCACGAAGCCTTCGACTTCAACGGCAACGGAGTGTACTGCCTCAACTGTGGCAGCACACACCTCGACCTTCTGTAGATACAAGGCACGCTGATGTCGTGCCTCATGCTAACACCTTAGGCCGGATCGTAGGGGACTGGCAGCACACTCGAAGCACCCTGTGGGCGTGTGCGATGGATGCAGGTTCGAATCCTGCTAGCGTGAGAGACGACATCAACGTCTGGAGGCAATATGATTATCACAGAGACGGTGCACGACAGCGGTCGCTCGTTTCGCACATCACGTGAGCGGTTCATCAGCATGGAGCAAGCACTCAACATCCACGACCCTTTCATCATGTCCGGTTACAAGGGACTGGCGAACGGGCCAAACTGGGAGAAGGGCGAAGCGTATGGCCCTGAGTGGCGTGAGTACTTCTATCCCCCACAACGCAACGGAATGGGGCAGTAACGAGGCTAGTAGCCTCGCACAGCATCACGACGAACGCTGGCCTTGCCTGAGCAATCACCTTGGCCTATATCGTGGTGCTGTGTGAGTCTTCTGACTCTGGAGATTACAGTGCTGAGCAAACATCGCAGACAGATGTCACCCGCTGAGATACGATTCGCGGAGACTACGGTTCACGCAGTGGACACGTGGTGCTTCGACAACGATCACCTGCTACAACGCATGCAGCAGAAGCAGATCAGCAAGAAGGACGCGGTACTCGCTGCGAAGTACGGCGAAGTCATCCGCGTTCAAGACGACGGTCGCGTGGTAATGCGGCTGATGCGACCAACGCAGCCGTTCGCGACTGACAAGGTCGGCACCGTCGTTTGCGTCTCGCTGCTCGACAAGACAATCGTCACCGCATGGCACAATGACCCGAAAGACAATCACATGTCTGCGGGCTTGGATGCGTACACTTGGCAGGTCAACGTCATCGAATATCTGAGGAGCATACAATGAAAACTTTCATCGAGTTGTTCACCGACGCCCGTGCGGTATCGACGCCGTCAGTCGCTATCAAGACCTTCGACGCAACGTCTAGCATCCTCGCTGTGCAGAACAGCATGTCCCCTGAGGAAGCTGAGTTGACGCCGTTCATCACGTGGGACGCGATACACGGTCTGCGTGGTCTGACTGACGCGGGCACCGAAGCACTCGCTACGATGTGCAACGATGCCAGCGTGCCTGAGGTTGGTATCTCATGCGATCTGCCCACCGCACTCGGCATCCTCGAACGTGCGAAGCAGGATGTCATCGCCTTCATCCACAATCCACAGTTGGTGTGGAACGAAGCGAAGTCGGTCGTGCAAGGGTACGCGAACCTTCGCAACGACTACAAGGCACGCGGCAACATGGTCGTCACACTCTTCGGAGTTGGCGACACGATGCCCATCGAACTCCAGCAAGACACGCTGGTGCTCGAACACCCACTGCCCACGCGTGACGAACTCGCGAAGATCGTGCGAGAGACGTACGCGTACGCATACAACAGCGACCCCAAGAAGTACAAGGCGTGCAAGACAGTCGATGAGACGGTCGTTGCACTCGCGGTCGATGCACTGATCGGTCTGCCAGCGTTCCCTGCTGAGCAGAGCACAGCGATGTGCCTGAACAAAGAGTCTGGCGTGCTCGACATCGTCACACTCTGGGATCGCAAGAAGACAATCGTCGGACAACGCAAGGGCTTGACCTACCGCACAGGCGGGCTGAAGCTGCACGACCTGTACGGCGTCGAATCGTTCAAGACCTACGGCAAGCGGCTGATGTCTGGCAGCAAGCCTCCGACAGTCATCCTGAGAATGGACGAGATACAACGTCAACTCTCAGGCAACGATACAGACTCAAGCGGCGTCAAGGGTGACCTGCTTGGTGAGTGGCTGACGTGGATCAACGACCACGACATCTACTGCACTCTGCTCCTCGGCGTTCCGGGCAGCAGCAAGTCACACAGCATCGACTGCATCGCTGGTGAGTACGGCAAGCCTGTGATCGACTACTCGATCTCACGCATGCAAGACTCGCTGGTCGGCAACAGCAACAAGAACATGACGGTCGCCAACAGCACCGTGGACTCGATCAGCGACAAGAACGTATGGCTTGTAGCTACGGCGAACAAGCTGGACGGTCTGCCGCCTGAGTTGCTCTCTCGCTTCGCGGACATCTTCTTCTTCGATGCACCGGACGCGGATGAGTTGGCTGGCATCATGAACCTGAAGCTGGAGGCATACAAACTCGACACGACTCAGCCGCATCCTGACATGACGGGCTGGACTGGTCGTGACGTGAAGAACTGTGCTGTGAAAGCACAGCGTATGAACTCCACCGTTGTCGAGTGCGGCGAGTACATCATCCCACTGATGACATCGCAGAAGGAAGCGATGGACAAGTTGAGGCACGATGCTGCTGACCGCTTCCTCAGTGCTTCGAAGCCCGGAGTATACAAGTACACCGAGCCGACAGTGAAGCACACCGCGACCGTGAAGATCACGGAAGGTCGCAAGATGCGGTAGTCCAACCGTCTATACGCTCACTCATGACGTTAAACTGTGTGAACTGAAGTCGCATCAAGTGCGGCGACTCAGGCTGACCGAGGCACGACGTAGTCACAAAATAAATCGTGCCACACATTCTGCTCCACTGGAGAAAACATCATGGCGTCACCAGCACCTGCTCTCTCAACTCTGACCACCGACGTAGCGAAACTCGACCTGAGCAAGACTGAGGACTGCGTCTTCATCACGACCCACTTCACGATGGGCATCGGTCGCATGAAGCAGATCACCAACCTGAACGTCATCACCGACGCAGACCAGAGCCAGTTGCGTCACCAGAAGAAACTGATCGACTCTCCTGAACTCGAAGAGATCAGAAGCCAAGACGGTTTCCTCAAGCGTTACCTCGACAGCAAGATGTGCCGCTACTCTGAGTCCACTGGGTTTCTGCCACACGTGTTCCTGAAAGAAGTTGACCGTGCGATCATCGCGTACCAGACCATCCGGCGTCCGAAGCTGGTGCAGAAGTTCATGGAGAAGTACCGAGCACTCGAAGCGATGGACTTCGCACCGCTGAAGGCTGCACTCGGTTCGCACTTCAACCGCAGCGACTATCCATCGAGCGAGATCGTAGAGCGTGGCTTCGACTTCACGTTCTACTACCGTCCGGTTGGCAAGGTAAACCTCGAAGGCATCAGCGATGTCATCATCGCACGCGAAGCCGAAAAGGAACAGGCCATCCGCCTCGCAGCCGTCACAGAGTGGCGTGACGCACTGCGGTTGGCTGGTGCAGAGATGGTCGATGCACTCTTCGACATGCTCAAACCTGAGGCTGGCAAGACGAAGAAGCTGTACGGTTGCCACGTCGAAAAGTTGCAAGAGTTCCTCGCGACGTTGCCTGACCGTGACCTAGCGAACGACACAGACTTCACCAAGAACATGAACGTGGTGAAGGCTGCACTCGAAGGCGTCACCATCGACAGACTGCGAGAGAGCAAGAGCCTCCAGCAGTACGTTGCTGACAAGGTCGCCACGGTTCGCGAGGACATCAAGAACCTGACAATCGTCTCCGGTCGTCGCTTCCGGTAGACACAGACAGGGGCGGGTTGACAACAGCCCGCCCTTTGATTATCATGAGGGCCACATGGACAAACCATTCGCACCAACGCCGCAGAAGATCGTGACCATCACCATCGACGAGAACGGCGACCAAGTCTTTCTGAAGACCGACTCCGCTGATGTGTTTCTCGAACAGGGCGAAGTCATCACACGTCGTGCATCGCACGTTGAACCCGCCGACTTCTGGCGGCGTCTGGCGTTCAGTGTACTTCGTAAACTCACACCCGACACGAGCCGCATCGCAGCGTGGACACGCACATGGAACTGCCTCTGGCGTGTGAACACGAAGCCTGTCGGTGGCCCGATACTCACGCACTTCCATGTGAAGCCCGAGACGCAGTCGCTGATGTGGGACGCCATCGCGTGGTTCCCCAACAGGCAGGATGCAATCGATGCTGAGGTTCAGTTTCTGAATCGCTGGTTCGCTGAGAGGACAATCTAATGAGTGCATACCACACGCAGAAGACGCAGTACAAAGATCGCGACTGTCTAGTGAAGGCCCTGAACGATCAAGGCTACACGACAGTCGAAGTGCATGAAGTCGCGACGAACCTGTACGGTTATCACGGTGACATGCGTTCGCAGAAGGCCAACGTCATCGTCCGCCGTCAGTACGTTGGATGTGCAGCGAACGACCTTGGCTTCGTGAAGGCTGAAGACGGCACGTACAGTGCAATCGTCTCTCAGTTCGACAGCGGCAAGCATGACGCGGGCTGGTTCAAGGGGCTGAAGAAGTCCTACACCGAAGCACGCGACATGAAGACCGCAGCGGCACAGGGTTTCAAGTTCCTCGGCAAGAAGATCGTCGGGGGCAAAGTTCAACTCCAGTTCGCAGACACGAGGAGCTAACATGGCACTCAAGATAATCACCATCACCATCGATGAAGAGGGCGACCAGACGGTCGATCTCACTGGCTACCACGGCAAAGGCTGCGACGCCGTCGCTGATGTCTTCGGTCGAGCACTCGGAGAGACGACCAAGGTCACTCACAAGCCTGAGTTTAACAAGCCAGCGATCAACAAGAACCTGCTAAGACACTAGCAGAACGGGGGCAGCGATGCCCCCAGATTGCCTTGGAGGGCAAACATGAGCAGATACTCTCGCGACTCTGACTACTCGTTTCTGATCTTCTTCGTGTGGCTGGCTGGCGTCGTAGGCACCGTGGCGTTCTGGGGCACAGTGTTCTATGTCGCGTGGCACTTCCTGAGCAAGTACTGGTAACCGCTCACGGCGTCGATGGAGGGCAGCAGCATGAGGGCTGCAATGCAGAGGGTGCGGCCACACCCCGAGCAAGCGAGTACCGCAAACACTCGCAGCACTCCACCGACGCCGCGATTATGGCAAACACACGGATCGTAATCTCAATGCCTGTGGACGCGATGAAACGTCTGCAAGAGAAACTGGCAACGATGACACCCGAGCAGATCAATGCCGAGTTCGGCGTTCCGGTTTTGAGCATCACCTACCCTTCGACAATCGAGTTGGAAGTTGAAGACGAAGTGAACCACGAAACACGAGCAGGTAAGCGAGGCTAGTTGCCTCGCACAACACTCGGTGAGCAATGCACTGGTGAGGGAACGCCGCCAGCAACACGCTGGTTTGCCCCCATATATTCCAAGTGCTAGGCCGAGTGTTGTGTGAGTCAACCCGACTCTAAAAGGGAGAACACATGATAAACAAACTCGCAGTAGAGTTTCTGAACGACGCCATCAAGCATCTGCAATCGCAGTCGTACTCTGACTCCGGTCGCGGTCTGTCCTTCCAGCAGTGGTTCAAGACGCTGGAGAACTCCATCGAAAAACTTCGCGAGGCCAAGAGCCGCGTGCCTCACGTGAAGACGCCCATCGAGAAGGCGACCACGGTGTTCGATGTCGTGGACGCGACGAACGATGTCGCGGAGTCTGTCGGCACGCTGGTCGTGATCGACATGCAGCGTCTCGAACGCGAGGTGCTGATCGGCAGCATCGCAGATGCGGACGTGCAGAAACTTCTGCCCTTCGCCAACGTGATCGGTGACGGCGAGAACTTCCGCCACATCATAAACAAGTCCGCGTACGTGGTCGAAACTAACAGCCACGTGATCGCAGAGAACGAAACACTCTGCAAGCGTGCGGGCAAGACGTGGGAGACGTACTACGGCAGCGATGCCGTCAGTGTCGCGACCTGCCCCGGTTGCCTTGCGAAAGGCAAAGCGGTCATCGTCAACCATCTACTCAAGACACTCTGAGGAGGTGATCCTATCTCGGCACAGTGCTGCTGTGCCGTCTGCTCTACTCTGTTCACGCTGACAGCATCGGGCTACCCAACGGGGGCCGACAGTGTGAGCATGGGGCTACTAAACCGCTATCGCAGGACGCTGCGGTGGAGTAGAGCAGACGAGACAGCAGCAACGTCAAAAGTTCGGAAGGTTGGGTGAGTGGATGAAACCATCGCTCTGCTAAGGCGACGTACCCGCAAGGGTGCCGTAGGTTCGAATCCTACACCTTCCGCCAAGCGTGTCGGACTATCCGTTGGGACGTTTCTAGAGCCACCCCCAACGGTGGAGAGCCGATATCCAGCAGTCTGCACTGGGGAGTATAAGAGCGGCGTCATGAACCGTTCGCCCTATCACTGAGACTTCTGGAGTATCTGCTGGTTCCACGGAGGACACATGGAAACAACTTTATTGTTGCTGGCAATCGCGTTACTTCTAGCGTTCAGGGGGGCATAATGGCAACCGAAGAGAGCAGGGCAATACTTCCGCCAACAATCGCTGGGCTTGACCTTGCCATCACGGTCACTCTCGGTCTGCGACGGTGCGGTCACAAGACGCGGCTGGTCGAGCGTGCCATCTGTGGCTTCCCTGTCATCGAAGTTCTGGCAACTCCACCGCCGCGACCGACGCGTGCGGAACGGGGGTGCAACCTTGGACTGTGACACGATCCCCGAGTACGTGCTGAGGCTGTGGAAGCTGATGGAACCCCCACGCAGCCTCAGCTTGAACGCGGCGAAGGCGGTTGTCAACGCCGCGATGTACGGTGTAGGATGTATCGAAGGCAAAGTGAGAGAGGAGCAACAACGTGTCGAAGAAAACGCTCGACGTGATCTTCGTTGAATATCTGAAAGAGCAGGTTGAGGATGCGAAGGCTGAGTACGTGGGCATCCAAGAGTGCGAGGGTGTTGGATACGATCTCGTCCTCTTCAACTCCCCCAAGACGGGCAGCACGCTAGCCGTCAAATCAAATGTCGATGACGTGCGTGACGCAGTCGCCAAGCGTCTCGCCGCTCACGACAGGGACTGGAAGAAACATGGATAACCAGTGGGGAGTGGGCGTGCCTGACTCAGCGATCATCATGCTTGCCAGACTGATGCTCACACGCATCAAGCTGAAGGGCATGAAGGTCACGACGAGACAGGACGCCATCGCGATCATCAAGGGGCTACGACCCGCAGTGAGCAAGGACACTCCGCTCAGTGCCGTCGTGAAGCCTGTGACTGACAAGCCTGTCGTGGAAGGCAGGTGCTCGTCCTGCGGCAAGCCGTTGCTGAGGGGTTCCCTCTGTCGTACGGTCTGGACGATGCACGACGGGGAGCACATCAGATGTCCGGGCGGGAAAATATAACTTGTCAATATAGTTCCGTTATGGCACTATGTTGGCATCTCACGGAGGTGAGCATGCAAGCAGGAAAGACAAAGGCAGAGCGTAAGGCGTCCCGAGCAGGACGTGTCGCAGATCGTCCGACGAAACGCGGCGAACGTCGTGCAGCGAACACGCTGCGGCGTGTCGAGCAGAAGACCACGGCAACACTGAAGGAAGATCGCAAGCGTTCGTACCTCGCGACCTACACCGAGGGCGTGCGTGCGGCAAGGGAACTGAAGAAAACGTTGCGGGCTAACGCAACCACACCTGCTGAGGCAGCGACCAACGAGACGCGGTAAGCCGTCTCAACAACGGTGGACGGGGGAGAGGCTGGTGACTCGATGATCCCGTCCGCTGATTAAGAAAAACTATACCACTTTTTCTCAACGGAGGATGCGATGGACGGGCAACTCGACAGTGCAGAGCAGCAACTGAAACTGATGCAGGTGATCGAGAAGTTCGCGGAGACGCGGACGACCGAGAAGTCGGGCCGCATGCACGGACTTGAGACTGTCGAGGGTGCGTACTGCATGTGCGACTCCACGAGCGATGCGTTCATCCGCTTCGCACACGCTGCGGGCGTCACGCTCGAACTCTCCCGCTATGACTTCGATCTCGACACGACAATATGTTTGCCTGAGGGCGGCATCCAGTCTCAGCCGTCACCACGCAACCCCGACCCGACACTTTACCAGCGTGGGAAACATCCGACCGCAGAGTTCCACCGTGCGGGCTGGCACGCAATCGTAGAGACGCCCGAGTTTTTTCTTGACTTCACGGCACGCCAGTATCATCATGAGGCTTGCTATCCGCACATCATCAGCAAGAAACTAGCAGCGGCAGCAGCCGCAGGAGGCGACTGATGTGTGACGAGACACCGTCTCTGTTCGACATCCTGACTCGATATGAGAACGCGATGGTGCAGGTGCACTACGAGCAGGATGACAGCGAAGCAGCACAGACAGAACTGAGCGAGGCTCGACAGGCTCTGCTCACAATCTTACGAGAAGCACTAGGGAGGAACTGACATGTCGTTCGGAGCAAAAGAAGCACGCGAGACACGCATCAAGGCAGACCGCAAGCCGCGAGTCAATCTCTGCGGCGACTGCGGCGACGAGATCAGCGAGACAGAACTGCTCTGCGAATCGTGCAGACGAACGGGCGAGAATCGGTGGGAGCCAATCCATGATCTGTCCTCGCTGCAAACTCGCTAGGCCCCAGCGTTACGGCGTCATGCTTCGCTGTGGCTGCTGTGGGCGTGTATACGGTACACAACTCCTGAGTCCCGAAGCCGACGAGGGGCGTGGCTGCAACCCACGTGAAACTGGTGCGAGTCCAGTTCAGGAGTCCAACATCTGGCTGGTAGGCACGTTCTTAGGGTCACAATAACGATATTCTAACCCCGCCCTGATGGGTTTAGATCGTGGGTGACCATCGACAAGGGGGTTGCTGTGTAACGGCACAGGAACCCCCGGAACAGGGAGATCAGCATGAGGGCGTACGCGGTCGAAAGTCTGGTCGTCGTGATCCTGATGGAAGTCATCTGGATCGTGGCGAAACTCGAAGCACTGGCGAGGTGAGTGTGGGATATAAGCTGACGAACAAAAATCTGGCGGTCACGCGGCTGATGCCTCGCGGCCCAAAGGCAGACAAGCGGCTGAAGTACATGCACGTCTCGCCGCAGGGCACCGTGTGTCTGACGCCGTCGTATCTCGTGCGAGTGTCGCTGCCGAATGTACCGCAGCCACGTCTGCCTGTCCTGCACATGCAGAAGCAGATCGATGACGGCGGCTGGATCAATCACGGCACCCAACACGGAGAACCGTTTGACATGGGAGAAGGTCGGCCCGCGACGAACGGCCCCGAGCACATCGTTCCTCGAATCGATGACGCGATCCCCGTGCCCGAAGATCAGACGGCGACGTTTACCTGCAACGCAGAGACGCTGCTGAAGATGCTGAAGATCGTGAACGAGGTGAGCGAAGACAGCGAGAAGCCGATACGTCTGCGGCTGTACGGCGGCGAGAACGCGACCGAGCTACGCATCGACTCATACCGTCAACCGGGAAAGCAGGAGTTCCTCGGCGTGCTCAAGTGCATGGAGTACTACGGGAGCCTGATCCCCGGCGACAAGCCGAGCGACATGCCCGTGAAAGAAGAACCACCGAAGCAGATGGTCGAGACGCTGAAGGTGAGCACAGGTCGGAGGTTCAGATCGTGAAGGGTGAAGAGGACGCGACACTGATCTCGAAACCGACAGGGAATCTACTGGGCTACTACCACCGCCTGACAGGATTCGCGAAGAAGGGCGAGTCCTGTCTGGATAGCGGCAAGTACATGTGGTCGTACACGAAGTGGTCGCAGCCTGTGAACATCGCGAACGTGATCGACAACATCGAGAAGTGGCACACGAACGTTCAGGAGTACGCGGTCGTGCGGTGCGTGAACTGCGGAGACTATCACGGACAGAGTGACTGGTCTGGCGTGCGGTGCCCGAAGTGTGAGAAGCTGACGTTGAAGGCATCGCTGAAAGACGCGGGCGGATGGCCCCTGCCTGTCTGTGTGTTGGCGGGCAATCGAGTTCAGTTCACGCAGTACTGCAAAGATAAGGGTGAGAACCCGTACACGACAGACGCGTTCATCGACGGTTCGCAGGGCATGATCCACGGGCACCACTTCAGCGGCATCGTGATCGTCGGAACGTTTGAAGAAAAAGTTGACGCCAATGAAATTCTGATGTACGCTAAGGCGAACCTCGAACCCGGAGGGCAGATCACCGGAGGAAACGTCGTGAAGCCGAAGCCGCTGCTGGTGGTGAAACCCGTGAACATCTGGAAAGGTGCAGACGGCGTGCCGACAGCGTCGAAGCCGTTTCTGTTGCCGAAAAAAGAAGAACCGAAGATGAAGAACGGCGAGGTGCGAAAACTTCCCAAGGCGAATAGCCCGATGTGGGTGACGCAGTGGGCGGCACAGGGCACAGCGAAGACGCCGTACATCGTGAGCAAGAAAGATACGCCGAGTGGAGCAACGACAAGCGAGGGCTGGGCGTGCTCTTGTCCTAGCTTCACACAAAACTCTCCCCGAGCGGACTGCAAGCACATCTGCTGGGTGAGGAAGTTCGAGAACATCCCGATGAGTGCTGCACCTGTCGCGATGTTGCCAAAGGAACAGCAGGAGGCGTTCAAGAAGTTTTTGCTGGAGCAAGCGAAGGCGGGCAATCCCGCGATCAAGGTCGAGAAGAAACCGTTCATCACGCAGGGCAGGAGGTTCCGATGATATCACAGCACAGGACAGACCGAGCGACCGCGTACAACCACATGCCACCACACGAGCGTGCGGCGTCGTTCATCAAATCGAGCATCTACTTCTGTGAGCAGAATATCGGCGGTCTGCAATCGGAAATAAAAATGTGGGGCGAACCGGAGATCGTCGCACTCCTCGGTGACGAGACGTGCTACATGAAACGTTGTCAGGCCGAGTCTGCTCTCAAAGAGCACGAAGCAGAGAAGCAGAGTTGGGAACATCTCTACGACAAACTCGGAGCGTGCCAGACGTGCAACGGGCAAGGATGGCTCTGGCAGTGCGTCTCACAAGACGAATCGATCAAGGTGAAGTGCGACTCGTGCGGAGGGTTAGGCAAGACGTTGGCCGCGACTGCGGCGGTCAAGACTGTGGAAGCACAGAAGGCAGTTGCCGCAGCCGAAGCCGCGAAGAAGCCGACTCTGCTGGACAACATGAAGACGGCGTTGGGAAGGAAGTTCCGATGACACTGGCGTATGTCCTCTTCAGCGTCATGTTCACGGTGCTGCTGATCGGCACCATACTCGAAGACAGGAGATCAACTCAGATGGAGCAAACGATCAAGGCAATTCTGGCACGGTGTCACGGCAACGTGGGCGAGGCTGTGAACTACTGCGTGTCGATCATCACCACGACGAGCAACCCGCATCTGAAGCAGGAGTATCAGACGCTGCTCGACGCGATCCGACAGAACAAAGCGGAGGGTGCCCATGCTTCATAACGGCTACCTCGTGCATCCCGACATCTGGATGCTGTGGTTCTCGTTCGTCGTCTCGGCGTTTGTCTTCTCCTGTTACGTCATCAGGGTCGCACTCGCGACGTACGATCTAATCAAATCGCTCTGGAGGAAATAATGGCAAAGCAAGTTCAGGTGCACATCACGACGCCAACAACGAACGGCGAGATCAACCGAGTGGACTGGGTTGACGAATCGCTGAAACCGAAACCGGGAATGGTTCTCCCCATGAAGGGCGACTCACGTGTGTGGACAGTGAAGTACGCGTACACCAACACCGTACAGGACTTGAAGTGAGTTGCGGGGTCACGACTAACGGCGGGCATCAGGTCGAAGGTGCCCCACTGCACTGCGGGACGCGTCTGTACTGGAAGACGAATCCCGCACGACCACAGGACAGGGAACTCGAAGTCGTCCTGTGTGGCGAATGTAAGGCGAAGGGGGAACATGAGCAATCCACGGTTACAACGTAAAGCTGAGTGGGATGGAACCTTCAGCCTGTTGCTTGACGGCGAGGTGATCCGCGAACGGCGACCGCTGGCAGAGATCGAAGAGGCCGAAACGTACGTCGGTGCACTGGTGTCGCTGCCACGGGGGAAGTCGGTGCCCACGACACTTCCACGCTTCGAATGCCAGTGTGAGGACTGCATGGAGCCGACGCTGCGGGACACGGGCGAGATCGACCCGCCGTCTCTCAGATAGTGCTTGACTCGGTCACCTCGCTTGTGTATCCTGTAAATAGAGGGGTGTACCATGAAAAGCCTTTCCAAAGACGAGTTGAAGTCGCTGCTCGAAGTCGCTGGCCCGGACAGACTTCTGTTCACGGTGATGTTCAATCACGGGCTGCGGGTGTCTGAGGCTATCGCCCTGAACGACACGAACGTCGTAGACGGACACCTTGTGGTGCAGCGTCTGAAGGGTTCGGAGAAGACCACCCAGCGTATCCTCGCGGACGAGGCACAACTGCTCACGATGAAGGGCCGCTTCTTCCCGATGTCTCGCTGGACTGTGAACCGCCGTCTGCAAGAGGCGGGCGTGAAGGCGGGAATCCCCGAGCACAAGCTGCACGCTCACGTGTTGAAGCACACGACGGGGCGACTGGCGTATAAGGGCGGCTGCGGAGTGGCTGAGATACAGTCGATCCTCGGTCACAAGTGTGGCGGCAACTCGATGATCTACATGCAAGCTGATGAGTCCGAAGCGTACGCGGCGTTTGCTGCGGCGGTAGGCAAATAGGAGGAAACATGGGATACAATCTGGAGCAGTGCACGGACGAGGGAGACACGATCTCACACGCGTTGGCACGCACGGCGACGGGCACGGCTTTACTGCTCTCGCCTGAGATGCAGGAGATCGAACGAGAGATCGAGTACATGGAGCAGCGTGCGGAGAACCGCAACCCCGGAGAGAACAAACTTCTAGGCATGCTGGCTCTGGGCAACGCGTTTCGCTTTGTCGAGAATCTGTTTCGCACCGAGCAGATCGACTGGCTCACATACGCACGTGCGGGGCGAATCCTCTGCGACAGATACGAGGCTCTGCGGAAAGATGCGTACATCATCGACTTCAGCAAGACGATGAACTCTGCCTTCGGAAAGGAAACCCTGTGAAACGACTGCTCATGCTGAAGTTGGTTGCTCTGCTGCTGGTTGGCACCGCACACGCTCAGATGGACAAGGTCGCCAAGTTCGCCACAGCAATCGCCCGCACCGAAGGTTTTTTCGTGAAGGGCACGATACCCAACCGCTATCACAACCCCGGCGACATCCGGGCCGAGAAGCTGCACGTCTACCCCGGACAGGTCGGACTCTCGAAGCGAGGATACGTGATCTTCAAAAATGACGCGTGGGGCTGGGCTGCACTCGAACGTCAAATCCAGAAGGTGATCGACGGCACGTCTACAAAGTACACGCAGGACATGACGATGCTCCAGATCGCGAAAGTTTACGCGGCGAGTCCGCAGTGGCCCAAGACGCTCTGCAAAATCCTGCGGATCAGTCCTCGGCTCACGTTCCAAGAGTACTTCGATCTTGCACCACGAGTGAACGTCACGGAGTTGCGTTATGATATCTTGCGGACACTTGCCGGAACATCTCTGCCCGAGATGCCAACGTTGCAGGGCATGTAGTCACACGTACGTCGAACGGGCTGATGGCTGGTGGATCAAGTGCCCGACAGGACGCTGGCACAAACCAACGTGGAGGGAAGATGGCTACAACACGCGAGTTAATCCAGTCGGTAGCGAAGTCGCCGCTGATGCAAAAGATGAACACGGATCACCTCATCCATCTTTTTGAGGGCGGGTCTGCACTGCACGGTGCACGGCTGGCTACGAAGTCAGACCTTGACATCTGCGGCGTGTTCATCGAGCCGAAGGCGAACGTCTTCGGACTCACGCCTTTCGAGCACATGGTGACGAGCACGAGCGATCAGACCGAGCGGAACACGAGCGATGACACAGACATCTGCCTCTACGGTCTGAAACGCTGGGCCGAGCTAGCCTGTAAGGGCAACCCGACAGCGATCAGCTACCTGTTCGCAGAGAACTGTGCACCGACGAACTGGCTCTGGGGCTACGCCGTCCTCGGTCGCATGAAGGAAGCGATCATCAGCAAGAAGGCCGCGTTGCACTTCCTCGGCTTTGTCGATGGACAGATGAAACGGCTGCTGGGCCAGAAGGGTCAGGGCAAGCACGGGCAGCGTCCCGAGCTAATCGAGAACTTCGGATACGACACGAAGGCCGCGATGCACGCGATGCGGCTGTGTGGCGAAGGTCTGGAGTTGATGCGTGAGGGTTTCATCCGATATCCACGCCCCAATGCGAAAGACTTAATCCGAATCCGCGAGGGAGGATGGTCGCTTGACATTGTGAATCGCGAGGTGTCACGCGGGCTGTACGAACTCGAAGATGCGATGGAAAAATCTTCCTTGCGTTCGAAGCCCGACTACGATATCGTGAACGAGGAGTTGGTGAATGCCTACGAAGAGTTTTACTACCACCGAGAAAACTGAGTTGCCGAAGGGCTTCACCTGTGAGTGTGGGACGTTCAACCGCTTTCCCCCTTACGTATATGCCCACTGGGACATCATTCTGGTGTTCACGTGCGAGTGCAAACGCAAATATATCATCAGGCGAGGAATCGCTTTGGAGGACAAATGAAAAACGTAATCAGTCTCATGCAGTTGAAGGCCAATCTTCAGAGCGAAGAAGACAAGCGTCAGGCTCTGATCGACCAAGGACGCCGAGCGTATAAACTCGGCATCGAAGAAGTGAACTGTCCGCTCAAGGAACTGAGCGAACGCAAACTGTGGAGCCTCGGCTGGACAAAAGCCCGGAACGAGTTCCTCGAACTCTTGCGGCGGAACGGAGGCAACATGAGATAACAACCAAATCAACACCTAAGACTGATAATAAGCACCACCTATAGAACTTACAGAGGCAAGGCCCACCGACTGTGCGTGGGTGTTCTGAGGCACGAACGAGTAGCACCGTCTAGTCCACGCGTGCGATGCGGTCGTGATAGGAGCGAACAGCACAGAGGGTCAAAGCCGCCGAGACAGTAGCGAAGGGCTGGCTGTAGGGTGCCGCACGGGGAGGAATCCCATCCGAAAGGTAAACGTGAGACATCGTCTGACACCGAGGAGTGCGGATCGGGGAGCAAACGCCCGTGCCGTAAAAGAGAGAACCGAGTATACAGCACGGTGGGGATCGACTCCCGCTGCGTGCGACAGCCTCTCATCACTTCGTTGACGATGCCAAATGCTGATGCGTCCTACCCTACCGGAACAAAAACAAAGTGGGGAGAAAAACATGGAGAGAATATCATGACTACCAAAAGTTCACGACGCAACATCGTTCGCGATGTCGATGGCGACCGCTATCTGCTCACCTCACGTCGCATCGTCCAGATGGACAGTGCGGACGCGAAGGAAGGCACACCGTGGTACGCGTACAATGCCGAGATCAAACGCGTCACGGCTGACGGCATCGAAGGCTTCAACCTCATCAACGTCTCGTCTCGTGTGAGCACTGACAGCAATGCGACCATACGTGTGCAGGTTCGTTTCGGCAAGACATCCGACGAAGCGAAGGGCCTTCATATCGGGACGTATCAGATCGGCTGCGGTCACTTCACCCGCAAGACGTTTCTGCGTATCCTCAAGAACGCTGGTGTGCAGACCACCAAGAAAGCGTTCGCAGCAGTGGCGGGCTTATGAAGACCCTAGCCCAAGAGTACGCCGAGTACTCGCGGCAGCAAGCAGGTGACGGTTCTGTGAGTCCGACAGTCGATACTGGTTTTCGAATGCCGCCCACTGAACCCTTCACCTACACGCCGCGACCGAATCCCCCGACCAAGGAACTCTGGGACATCGACACCGTCCACGAGGACGACATCACCTCGAAAGAGTCCACCGGAATCCGGGGTATCAACTTCATCACCATCGACGTTGCGAAGGCACGAGCACGAAAGAACCAGTTGACACCTGTGCTACAATAGTTCAGGAGGAAACATGGCTCGTTTATCGAAGCGTACGAAACCTGAACCCGTCCCCCAGACTGATGCGGTCGTCGGTCGCGATCTGATCGAACACTACCGCAAGCAGAGCGAAGAACAGGCGGACAAGCTGACCGAGGGTGAAGCCTGCCAGTACTGGGATGACGGCTGGCGTTACGGGCACATCGAGAAGTTGCCCGATGCAGATGAACCGAAGTACGGACAGGTGAGGATCGTGCATCAGGTCACAGGCCGCGTCTGGGTTCCAGCACGTGATGTGAAGCCGATGAACCAAGAGTGGGAGCAGTACTTTGCGTGGAGGCGGGAATGAGTCTGGTCATAAAGCGTTACCCTGATCTTTCGCCGCCCGTGCTCTTTTATTCTGGCACGGAATCGTTGCGGTTCAGTGAGGCTCACTGGCTCTGGCTCCGCGAGACGACGACAGGTCTGGTGCCGTTGGACGGTGTCACGACCGTTTTGAAAGCAACACACAACGCAGCCGAGCCGCTCATCAACTGGGCACTGCGTCAGGGCTTCGACAAGTTCAAGGCGATGTTGTCGAAACACATGGGGCCGAATCATGCGTACGAACTCTGGGAAACGGAACTCGACAGTCTCATCGTTGAGGCAAAGAAAGCTGCAAAGGAAAAACTCAATGACGCTGGTGATGTTGGAACGCAAGCCCACCGCCACCTTGAAAAAGTTGCCAAGGCGACTCTTGGCTCTGATACACGAAGACTTGCTGAGCTAATCGCCCTGATGCCGGAAGACCCGCGTGCCGAGTCCTGCGTCATCGCGGCGATCCTCTGGTGCGTCGAGCACGACATCGAGTGGATATACTCAGAACGGCCCGTGTACCATATAGACCACGGGTACTGCGGCACGCTGGATAACGTCGCGTGGGCGTCAAGCTGCAAGAACCCGCTCTGTTGCCCCACACCGTTCACACGGCGTCGGGTGCAGGTCGATTACAAGAGTTCGAATGCCCTGAGGGTAGAATATTGCCTTCAAACAGCGGCGTACACCGCTGCTCTCGAACGCGAGAAACCGGACGAGGTGATCGATGACAGGTTCATCCTCCGACTCGATAAAGAGACGGCGGCGTTCGAACCGTGGCACCTTGAGGGCCGAGATTTGCAGAAGCAAGACTTCGCGGCCTACCTCGATGCCCTAGCCTGTTTTCGGTCTGGGCGTGCGGTCGAGGCCCGGATGAACACTATCCGCGAGGTTCGGCGGGCGGCTGAGAGGGAGATCAAGAAGGCGGCGAAGGAAGCTGCCCACCGCAAGGAATGCCCGAAGGCGGCTGACTACAAGGGTTCCCGGCTCACGAAGTGCTTCGAGGACGGGACGCAGTGCGAGGCGTGCCGTGCAAAATATATTGCGAATCACCCAGAAAACAGTTGACACGGTACACCAGTTCTGTCACTATGAATGTAGGGGGGAACATGCAAAAATTATATCGCGGTGAACTGGTCGAGGTGATCGAGGAGAGTGGTTCCCTCGTTCGAGTGCGGTACGCCAATGGCGACGAAAGCAACTGGTTCCCGGCTACCCTGCTGAAAGAACCGAAGCCTGTGAAGCTGCGAATCTCCCGAGACGCCGACTACGAAGCCGCCGTCACCGAAGGTCTGACGCACTTCTACACCGTTGACACGTTCGACCGAGACGAACCGAAGCTGAACATCCCCGAGTACAACTGGCTGAAGGTTGAACTTCAGTCTCGCGGATACGTCATCACCGTTTACTCCGCAACGAAAGACGCACAGAAGACGGCTGAGACGCTGGCGACTCTGGCGGGTGTCACTGCGGAGCAAGCGTTGCCGTTTATCACCGTGCGAGATCGCAAGGGTGGGCCGAAGTGGAACGTTGACTTCGCAAACTTTCCAGCGTTGAACACCTCCGTGCGTGACCTGCTCGAAGTGAACTTCGGGCACATGCGTGCGAAGGGACGCAAACCGAACATCCGTAAAATCCGCATCGGCTCAACGAAGCTGGTGCAAAAACTTATCAGCGAGGGCTTCACCGTCACGAAGCGGTCGGAAGAGACTTCGCAACTGGAGGGGAAATGACTTTCACCAAAGGACAGATCGTGTATCACCCCACGCTGGGTAAAGGCGTCGTCGGTTTAGTGGATGAGAAGGTTCGCGTCAAGTGGGCGGGGCAGAAGTTCGAGAACTGCTATCTTCCCTCAGCGAACGTTCTGTCTGAGTTGATCGACAAACCTGTCAAGGCTGGCAAGCCCCCTGTGCTTCCGCCTGATCTAACACAGATCAAAATCGCGGGCGACGACTCTGGGTTTCAGTTTCCTGACGAGCAGAAACTTCTGGCACTCATCGAAACGAAGCGGGTGCCACGCACCACAGCGTATGAAGAGACGAGCCGTCTCGCGTATCTACTGCGACCGGACTCTCTCAAACTCGCAGACTCTGCTAAGGCTGCGGAGGAAGACGCACACACAGTTGTGTTCGAAGCGATACAGCAGGTCGGCGGTGTCTTCACGACGGTGCCCGCACAGACTGCGGTCGCCGCTGACGGACAGAAGACTGAAGTCGGTGAACTGTACCTGAACGTCTTCGCTGAGAAGAAGATCGTGGTCTGGCTGCGTACGTCGCAACCGAACGCGTCTCAGTCCAAGTTTTATACGTTCGTCCGTGATGAGGTGCTGCCTGTGCAGTTTCCGGGCTACACCGTGTACGTCACGACTCACGGGGATGTGCCGTCAAAGAATCCCTCTGTCAACGTCCGAGCACGCGACATGTGGACGGCAGTCACGGGGCATGTCGGAGCGTATGCTCGACTCGAATCTCTGTTCACTTACTAGGAGGCATCATGCTGAATCGTTTCTACTGGATCGGACTCAAGTCGCAGCCGTCGAGTTTTTCCTCTCGTCGCAACCGCTCTGGTCAACTGACCGAGCACATCGAAGCCATCCGCGAGAATCTTCTGCGTGCCGCTGAGGTACTCGCCCACATCGGAGAGCAGCCCGCTCAACTGCTGCTCACTGAGGGAAAATGAACTTCTATACCTACATCGGACTGACGCCCACGGAGTTTCAGGAGCAGTACATCGATGCAGGGTACGTGTCGATGCAGAAGCATCACGAGTTTCCGCTGGCGATCTTTGCCTACGCACGCGACACCGTGAAAGAGCAGAAGTGGGATCACGTCACCTCGCGTTGCCGTGGCATCGTCATCAACACAGAGACAGGTGAGATCGTCTCTCGCCCGTTCGAGAAGTTTCACAACTACGGCAGCGAACTCGGCTGCATGGACACTCTGGGTGAGATGTTGAACGGTCACGAGCCGACCATCTGGGAAAAGATGGACGGGTTCATGTGTACTCTGTATACGTGGCAAGGCGTTGACTACATCGCGTCGAAGGGATCGTTTCACTCGATCCACGCGAAGTGGGCGACCGCGTGGCTACGGAAAAAGTTTAGCACCTCTCTTGGCATCCCTGCGGGCCACACCGCTGTGTTCGAAGGGCTGCACCGCGATCTGCGGATCGTCGTTGACTACGGGCTGCGTCAAGAACTTGTTCTTCTCGCGATCATCAACAACGAGACAGGAGAAGAGTTTTCGCCCGGAGCACTGTTCGCGTTCGCGGACAGCAAGGGCCTGTCAACTCCGAAGCCGTACAACATCGGACTAGACGCCGCCGTTCGAATCACAATGGCGACTGGCGTCTTCGAAGACGGAGGAGACGAGGGCTTTGTGCTCACGTGGTATCAGAAGGGCCAACCGCCCTTCCGCTTGAAGTTGAAGTACATCGAGTACCTGCGACTGCACCGGATGGTCACGGGCGTGTCTCCCAAACGCATCTGGGAAGTTTTGGCGAACAACCAATCGTCAGAGTTGGACGAATACCTCAAGCAATCGACTCCGTGGTTCAGTGCCTTCGTCAACAAATGGCTGAAGGCCCTGACACTGGAGTTCAAACGAATCGAGAAGGAAGTGGAGACACGCTACGCGTTCTCAGGCGTGAACCCGAATGACTTCCTGCAACCAAACAACACCGTCCCTGTGGACTTCGCTGGGCTGCGGAAAGCCTATGCCCTGAAGTTCACGACCGAAGAGAACAAGCCGTACTCGGCGGGGCTGTTCGCACTGCTGGATGGCAAGGACATCAAGCCTGTCATCTGGAAGATGGTCAAGCACATGACTGCCGGGGCGAACCCGATGGTCGATGCACACAACACATAGGAGGAAACATGGCAACAAAAATCCGTAAGTTCAAGGTCGTGAAGCCGACCCTCAAGGCTGTACAGGCACAGTTTGCCGCGTACAAGGTGAACGCTCTGGCTCTCATCAACAAGTTCCGCTATGCCGGGGCTGAGACGTTCTTCTCGGTGAAGGGATACGAGAAGGTCGAAGGCAAGCTGAAGCCGAACGTCATCAACGTGCCCGAGCTACTCGCCATCGTTGGCACAGCGAAGCGTCTGGGCAAGCTGGTTGTCCTCACGACTTCCGGCGTGGAAGACGGTGGACAGGTGAACGTCCTGCTGCAAGACGATCCGTCTCGCGTCGTGATCCCATCTGAACTGACGTACTAGGAGGAAGCATGCGTAAGGACACACTCGCTGCGGGGGCACGCTCCGCAAAGTTTGCTGGCGGCGTCGGAGAGAACGACATCGACCGGAACATCATGAGCGACGAGGATCGTGCGGCACTCGAAGCTGAGACGGCTGCGGTCGTCGTAGAGAAGACGGCGGCACCGAAGAAAGTGTTCCGTCCTCTCGGCACGACTCTGCTCATTCGCCGCATCTCTGAGGAAGAGTTGTCGAGCGTCCTCATCACCGAGACTATCGAGAAAGAGAAGCCCGCAGAGGGCACCGTTCTCGCAGTCGGCAAGAAAGTTGTTGACACGGTCGTCGGTGATCGCGTAGTGTTTGGCAAGTACAGCGGCACCGAGTTCAAGCTGAACGGCGAAACGCTGCTCATCATGGACGAGGCAGATATCAAGGGCTTCATCGAAGACGAGAACCTTCCGGCGTCGAGCGTAAACTTTTCAAGCACGTACGAAGTCGGCGGCTGCATCGTCGCCCGAGCGTAACCCGGAGGGCACGTAGGGGAGTCTGGTCGTCCCTGCCACCTTGTCACGGTGGAGATCATGGGTTCGAATCCCATCGTGCCCGCCATAGGAGAAAACATGGAACCGAATATCCCAGCGGTCGTCGGAGAAGTCGAAGCTGGGCGTGCCGCGAAGGTACGCCGCGAGATCAACAAACTCATCAAGGGTGTGAACACCAGCAACTTCGATCTGATGGACTTGCTGTTCGAGGCGAAGACCAATCACTACTACTCGCCTGAGTACGAATCTTTCAGCAAGTACGCGAAGTCTCTTGACATCAAGTACACCAAGAGCTACTATCTCGTGAAGATCAGGGCACTGATGCAGGGTGTCGGTCTTGAGCGGGCAGCGTACGAGCCTGTCGGAATGGGCAAGCTGCGTGTCATCTCGAAGCTGAACCTCGAAGGCGAGTTCAAGGGTGTTCCGATGCCCCTCGTCATCAAGGAACTGACCGAGAAGGCACTGCACATGTCTCTCGAAGATGTCACGTTCGAAGTCGATACGATCCTCGGACTCACAGAAGACGAGTCGATGGTCTGGCTGAACGTGCACCTGAAAAAGCTGGCCCGCGACAACGCGGTGAAGCCCGCTCTGGCTCTGGCGAAGAAGCACATGCCCGAATCACAGACAAAGGACGACGATGGAAACTTTGTCGATCCCGGCGACGGTGCCGCACTCGAAATGATCTGTGCGAACTTCCTCGCTGATCCAAACTACAACCCGACCGACGAACAGGTCGCCAACGAACAGCCCGCTGAACTTGAACCCGAAGACGAACAAATCCAAGACGCATAGAGGTGACGCATGGCAGTTCGCACACTCGATCCGAAGCGACAGAGTTACAAAGCTGAGGCACTCGCGTCACGCCTCTCCCTCCGCATCGTCGGACAGACGGGGCCGACACAGGCCCTCCTCTCCGCAATCGCAAAGTATCAGAGCGGCTTCTACGACAAGACGAAGCCTATCTTCAGCATGCTTGGACTGGGGCCTACGGGCGTCGGCAAGACTGGCGTGTTTGAAGCCTTCGCGGAGGGCCTGTTCGGTTCTCCGAAGCACATGCTGAAGGTTGACTGTGCGGAGTTTCAGCACAGCCACGAGATCGCAAAGTTGGTCGGCTCTCCTCCCGGATATCTCGGACACCGTGAGACGCACCCGTTCTTTACGAACGCGTCTCTCGCGGCTCTGCGGACTCCTGAGCTAGACTTCACCATCGTTCTCTGGGACGAGATCGAGAAGGCAAGCGACTCTCTCTGGAATCTCCTACTCGGCATCCTCGACAAAGGGACGCTAACCACGGGGACGAACGAGAAGGTTGACATGACGAAGACGGTTCACCTCATGACCAGCAACGTCGGCTCTGCGGACATCAGCGACGAGGCATCTATCGGCTTCGACGCTGGACAGAAGCAGATGACCGACCAGCAGGTGAGCGACACCGTGATGGCTGCGGCACGCCGCAAGTTCATGCCCGAGTTCCTCGGTCGTCTGGACGAGATCGCGGTGTTCAAGACTCTGACCGAGTCTGAGATCGCAGAGGTGCTGGGGCTGCAACTGAACGACCTGAGCGACCGCATCATGCTCAGTGCACCTGTACCTTTCGAGTTCAACGTGTCGCCCGCTGCTATCCGGCAACTGCTGAAGGAAGGATACGACAGGCGATACAACGCACGCGGTTTGAAGCACGTGATCGAGAAGCACATCGCCCTCCCCCTTGGACGGCTGATGTCAACCGGACAGGTGATGCCAAATGACATCATCATCGTGGACTTCGACCAGAACTGGAAATACTATGCCCAAATCCCCCTTGCCCGAGCCGCTGCGGAAGGCGATATACTTTAGGGATGAGTGGAAGTGCCGTCACTGCGGCAACCGTCAAACGCTAGACCCCCATCACGTCGAGTATCGAAGTGCTGGGGGCGAACATTCAATGACCAACCTGCTCACGCTATGTCGTAAGTGTCACGACGATGAGCACGCGGGACGACTCCGAATCGAAGTTCTGGACGTGCTGACCAACGATCTCCGCGTGAGATTCTGGCGGCTGAAAGGATGGAAACCATGAGCGGACTACCGAGCAGTTCTCTGGGAGAGGTACTCTTCGGCGGCGACGTGCTACCGGATGGACAGACCGTCGTGAACGCGTTGGCAAAAAAGAAACTGAATGATCCCCTCAATGATGAAGTCGCGGCGATCACTCGCAGTGTGCAACACGACTATGATCTCGATGAGCCGAACTCTGACCGAGCGATCAAAGAGGCCGAAGACAACAACCTCGAAGTGATCTTCCCGGCTGAGAATCAGTTGCTAATCGACATCGACAGCGACCGAGCCTTCGACGTGTACATCGCGATGAAGCCTCTGCTGGAGAAGTACTACGGCATCCGCGAAGAGAAGGTCGCGTACAGCCGAAGCGGTACACCAAAGCGGCACATCACCGTCGATCTGTTCAGGACGATCACCAACGAAGAACGCATCACACTGCAAGTGATGATGGGTTCCGACCGCGTGCGGGAGTTCCTTGGACTCATCCAGTTGGGCAACGGTGATCCGCACCCCGTGTTGTTTTTAGAAAAGAAGCCTGAGGTGACCAATGCAGGATCGACCGTATCAGATGGAAGCGGAGCAAGCGACCCTCAGTGAATACGACAAGGGCGTGCGTCGGATGATGCACGTGATGGCGACCGGGACTGGCAAGACAGTCGTGTTCTCCAAGCTGTACGAGGCGATGAAAAGTCGATTGCCCGGACAGATGTTAGTCGTGGCACACACCGAGGAGTTGGTGAAGCAGAACGCCGACGCGATGCTGGAGTGGAATCCGGGCATCAAGGTCGGCATCGAGATGTCAGGATCGTACGCCGATGAAACGGGCGACGATGTCATCAGCACCTGCGTTGGAACGCTAGGTCGAAAGGATACCAAACGTGTCAGTCGATTTAATTGGGACAACGTGGACAAAGTCGTCATCGATGAGGCTCATCATGGGGTCACGGATGGATATCGCCGCATCCTTGACGCGGCAGGAAGCCTTCACGCTGATACTCATAAGCTGTTGCTGGGCGTTACTGCGACTCCGAACCGTCCTGACGGCGAACCCCTTTCGGACTTATTCGAGAAAGTCGCTTACGTCTATTCAATCAGACAGGCGATCAAAGACAAGTGGCTCGTCCCGATTCGAGGATATCGAACCGTAACAGACACGAGTCTGGCTGATGTGTCGAGCAATGACGGCGACTTCGTCAAAAGTGAACTGTCCGCTGCGGTGAACAACCACAAGCGGAACAATCAGATCGTGGACGTGTGGATGGCGAAGGCCGAGGGCCGACGCACGCTGTGCTTCACCGTTGACATCGAGCACGCCAAGGCACAGGCTCTGGCGTTCAACATCCGGGGCGTCGAAGCCGCCGCAGTCTGGGGCGACGATCCGATGCGGGCTGAGAAACTGGAGGCGTTCCGTGAAGGAAAAATTCGTGTACTTTGTAACTGCAATCTGCTCATTGAGGGTTTCAACGATCCGGGCATTGCGTGCGTACTACTTGCTCGTCCTACCCAAAGTGGCATCCTATTTACCCAGATGGTAGGTCGCGGCACCCGACTGTATCCGGGCAAGCTGGATTTGATCGTGATCGACGTTGTGGACGGCACCACGAAGCACACACTGCTCACGCTGCCGACACTGATGGGCATGCAAGCCTATCTCGATCTGAAGGGCCGCTCGTTGCTTGAGGTGGTCGAGGAGTTGGAGGCACTGAAGGAAGAACATCCGGGCGTGAACTTCGACAGTCTGGAGTCGATGGAGAAGGCGGCTTGGCTCATCGAGCAGGTCGATCTCTTCCAGATTCGATTCCCCAAGGAAGTCGAAGAGAACAGCGAACTGATGTGGTTCAAGGCGGTTGACGGCGGATACAAGATGCTCGTCCCCAAGGAAGGCGACACGCGGGCGGGCTTCCTGAAAGTTTACGAGAACGCCATTGGTCGCTGGGAACTGGTAGGCCGGATCAACGACGTTGAATTGCACGGCACGCGTCCGACGATGGAAGAGATATTCAAGGTGAGCGACGAACAGGTTCGCAAGCGTGTGAACAAGATGACGCTCACCAAGGTTCTGCGTGAGGCAACGTGGCACGGCAAGCCTGTCACGAAGGGCCAGCGGAAGATGCTGGAGCAGTTGTTCCCTCACAAGCAGTTCCTGTACGACCAGATGAACTCGGGGCAAGCCTCGAAACTCATCAGCGAAAGATTAGCGAGGAAGAAATGAGACTAGACACACTGCATCTGTCAACAGGTGAGAAGGTCGCACGTTTCTGGCGTGAGCACGCGGCGTGGTCACAGGAGACGTTCGGCACCGACCAAGAGCGAGGGCCTATCGGGGCACTCAAGCATCTGGCAAAGGAAGCTGTAGAAGCACAGGCCGACATCAGCGACCGTTCAGAATTTGCGGACTGTCTCTTCCTCACCTTCGACGCGGCACGTCGTGCGGGTATGACGCTCGATGACCTGATAGACGAGGCGTTTGCGAAGCTGGAGAAGAATCGGAAACGCGTTTGGGCTAAGCCCACCAACTCGGATGAGCCGATTGAGCACGTCCGAGGCATCCATGACTAGCAGTGAGAAGGCGAAGGACAAACGCCTTCGCGAGATTTATAATCAGACACTGGAGGAGCACAATGCAAAACGCCAAGAACAACTCAACGCCTGTGCCATCTGTCGTCGTTCCTTCACCCAGTTCCAACCCTACCAAGACCACGATCACGCGTGCTGTCCCCGGCGACAGAAACGTTACTGTGGCAAGTGCAACCGGGGTCTGCTTTGTTTCCTGTGTAACAAAAAAGTCGTAGCGTGGATCGAGTACGCTCGAAAGGTTGGCATCGACCCTCACGTCGCCATCAAGTACATTGACGACTGGACGGTGAAGATTCGTGCGAAGGGCGGCTATGAACAAAAAGAAGAAAGTCCCAAACTTCGGAAAGCAAAAAAGAGCGTTCGATCAAGTGCTCGAAGCCTATCGAAAAACAAGGGCTAACGTCACTCTCATTGGATGCGTGAACATCAACCCCAGCGGAGGTGGTGGAGGATCGGTGGACAAGGCAAAGCCGCTGCCTTCAGAGTTCCGCTGCGATGTCGAGCGAGTGGTCGAGGCTCTGGTCGCGACCAAGTATCATCTGCACTTCTGGGCGGCGTACACGTGGTACGACAGCGACGACGCTCTCGACCGCGAGATGTTCGCACAGAAGATGCTAGGCGACAGGCGGCATTCGTGGGAGCAGCGATTAGGTGCCAAGTTCATCGAGATCGGGCTTCACCCGCCGACTCTTTATTTCCGTCACAAGAGGGTCTGATGAAATATCCTCGTCGCAAGGTCAAACGCACGAAACACGGCGACTATGAACGGGTTGTCAAGTTTCCCGTCTGGTCTGGTTATCAGGTTCACGTCATTTTCACGAACGACATCGCGGCGTCTCGCAAGGCCCGCTACGGATCGGCTGGAGCGTCTGAGGGTGCCCGAGCACTGCATTCGAGTGCAGAGGGTGGACACAGTCATCTGTTCTTCAGGATCGGCAACTCTCCTGCGGGTGTGATCTCGCACGAGTCTTGGCACGCGATTCGTTGCATGATGGTGGACTTCGGTGGAGTCACAATCATGGAGAACGAGGTGACCGCGTATCACCTCGGCTACCTCACGCAAGAAGTCGTCAGCTTTCAGATCGATCTGATGGACGCAAAGATTGGAGTTAAATCTAGCAGTAGAAAGAAGGCAACACATGGCAACAAAGATTCACAAAGGTCTGTGGCTGGAATGCAAGGTGTGCCCACACACTCCCGAGGAGTTGGAACTGAAAAAGCGGGAGAAGCGGGAACGCCTGAACCTTCGTCGCAAGCGGATGGACACGGGGGCGACCTTGGATACCGTCGTGAGACGACAGGTGGCCTATGAGCTAGGCGGGCCTGACGCCGAACCAACGAAGGATGAGAAGTTTCAAATCCTTCAGAAGTACGGCATCGCAGCGGCACGGATCGACCGAGGAGTGAAGAAACCCACATGGATGACGGAGGCAGCATGGAACCAGAAACGAGCGGAGTTTTACAAGGCGACAGCGGGGCTAGTCCCGAAGGAACAGTTCAAGCGGAGCAACCGACCGCAGCCGAACCAAAGCCGTACGGGGGACTCACGCCCGAGGAACTCGAACGCATCCCACCGGAGTTTCGCCCGGACAAAGACGGCAAGTACCCCGCGATCACCCCGCAGCTAATCCGGGCGATGCGTGGGAAGTACTTCACGGTGCGTCACGTCCTCCTGACCAACTGCGGTCACCGGATCGACATGATAAACCAGCCGAAGAATAACTGTGAGAACTGCTGGTTTCAGTGGTTCAACACTCACCCTCAACTCGTGGAGACGGCGGATCAGTTCTTCCGCACCCACGGCAAAGGCCCGCTCATCGGTATGCGTGGTCAGAAGTTTTTCAAGATGTTCGTTCGCTATATGGCGACGGTCATCCACTTCATGAAGCAGGAGGCGGAAGCCAAGGCAGCACTGGAGAAAGCAAATGAGTCTGGTAGTCAAGAACAACCCACAGGACAACCAACCAGTTCTACACCAGCAGCAAGCGGTGAAAGCGAAAGCGGAGAAGTTGCCGCCAGTAGCACCCCAGTTGTCGAAAGCGGAGAAGCTGAAGGCAATCGAGGGGCTGACTCGGTCGTTTAACACCGAGTACGAAACACAACTGATCCAGAAGCTGGGCAAGAAGACGGGCGTTCGTCTCCCTTGCCTAGTCTCTGGGATGCCAACGTTCGATGAGACGCTGATGTCCTGCGGGGGAATGCCTCGCGGTCGCGTCATCGAAATTTACGGGCCTGAATCATCCGGCAAGACGACTCTCGCTCTGCACTTCGTGGGAATGGCACAGAGGCTTGGCGAGTACGCGTTGTTCGTTGACGCGGAGCACGCACTCGATCCCAACTACGCGAAGACGCTGGGCGTCGATGTCGATAACCTCGTCATCAGCCAGCCGGATTACGGAGAGCAAGCGTTGGAAGTTGTCGATGCTGCACTCGATACACGGGCGTTCGGCGTGATCGTCGTTGACTCAGTCTCGGCTCTGGTGCCGAAGGCTGAACTCGAAGGCGACATGGGCGACAGCCACATGGGTCTGCAAGCACGACTGATGTCACAGGCGATGCGTAAGCTGGTCGCCAAGGCACACCGTGCGAACTGTCTCGTCATCTTCATCAATCAGGTGCGTGAGAAGATCGGCGTCATGTTCGGCAATCCCGAAGTCACGACTGGCGGACGTGCGTTGAAGTTCTGGTCGTCGGTGCGTCTCGAAGTTCGTCGTCTCTCGAAGACAGACGGCGGCGAGATCAAGGACGAGCAGGGTACGCACATCGGTCACAAGATGCGGATCAAGAACGTGAAGAACAAGGTCGGCCCGCCGTTCCGTGAGACTGTGGTCGATCTCTATTACGCGAAGGGCTTCGATCTGAAAGCTGATACAATCACCTACGCCATCTCAATCGGTGCCGTGGTCGAGGGCGATCAGACGAAGGAAGACGTGAAGAACGGCACAGGCAACGGAGTTCCCAAGGGCTGGTACGGCTTCGGTGGTGAAAATTATCGAAGAATGGACTTGACACAGGAACCCCTGTATGCGAAGATTCAAGTAGAGGCAATGGCTCGAAGGGACGTTATGCTGGCTGCGGCAGCGAAAGCGGCAACCGACTCCGTCCCCCAGACACCAGCCTCATAAACGGGGTGTTTCAGAACATCGAACCCCTAAAGCCTTATATACAAGGCAACCAACACGTGAGTGTTGGAGAGCATCTCGGCTGGCAAGGCCCAAGGGGTCGCTGGTCTGGTGATGCCTCCCACACCGTGGAGGACGCAACCTCACCGTCTTGCCCTGTTGCGAGGGAATGACAGGGGTGCTCTCCAACACTCACCATCTAGGAGGAATCATGTCGAAGAAGCAGAGCAAGAAGCCCGCCCCGGTTGTCGTGCGTGACCCACTGAAGGATGCGAAGTTCGCATACTTCTCCGTCTGTTGCAACGAAGTGGCGAAGAAGACGCCGCTCGTGGCAGCGAACCGCATCACCCAGACGTATCTGGGTGCGAAGCCTGAGGCCGAAGGCACGCTCGGCTCGTGGCGTTGCTCGAAGTGCAACAAGCCGTGCAAGTGCACACGGCACGTCCGCAAGGTGGAGGAGAACAATGGAACCAAAGAAAGCTAACCATCAGGCCAACGTCGTGCGGATCGAGAACCTCCGTCCGCACCCAGACCCAGAGACGACGAAACTCGAACTGACTGACGTGGGCGGCTATCAGATCGTTATCGGCAAGGGCAACTTCAAGGTGGGCGATCTCGCTGTGTACGTCCAGCCTGACTCCGTTGTTCCGCAGACTGAGCCGTTCAAGTTCATCTGGGGTGAGCACGTCGGCATCGATGGCACAGTGCCCGAACGTCGGCGTCGTATCACTGTCAAGCGGCTTCGCAAAGAGTTCAGCGAGGGGCTGCTGTTGCCTATCGGAGACTTTGCAGTTACGGCGGGCAACACCACATCCATCGCGGATGAGTTGACCCACGAGGGTGCAGATGTCAGCGAGTTGCTGGGCATCACGCACTGGGTTCCGGCGTTCGACAAGGAATCGACTGCGGCTGAGACGGCTGCTGCTCCGAAGCGTCGTTACCCGAAGACTCTGAAGGGCTGGTTCTTCTGGACGCTCTACAAGCTGGGCTTCAAGAAGGCGGGCCGCTCTCTCGCACAGGAAGTCGCGTTCAACTATCCCATCTACGACGTGGACGCATACAAGAATCACAAGAACTGGGTGCCTGAGGGCACGCTGGTTCAGATCACGGAGAAGATACACGGGTCGAATGCCCGCTACACCTTCACCGAGGGCGTCTTCTACGCTGGCTCTCACGAGCAGTGGAAGCAGGACGGTGCGAACGTTTGGTGGAAGGCCGCACGGCAGTTCCCCCAGATCGAGAAGTGGTGCCGCGAGAATCCGGGGCTGGTGCTCTATGGCGAAGTAGGCCCGACACAGGGCGACAACTTTCGCTACGGGGCGAAGAACGGCGAGGTGTTCTTCTTCGCGTTCGACGTGTACGACCCTAAGGCTAACACGTGGACGTTCGCGGGCGATGCGGGGTTCTCTTTCAACCTCTGCGTCCCTGTCTACTCGACCGGAGCATCCTTTGGGCCAATCGTCTTTGCGTGGGTTGATGGACAGACGACAGTGCCCGGAGCCACTGGCATCCGCGAAGGTGTCGTGATCCGCATCGTCGGCAACACGACAACACGTGGCAAGCTGAAGATCGTGAGCAACAAGTTTCTGGAGAAAGACAACAAATGATCGCACTGACAATAGCAGGGAGCATCGCTTCCATCCTCGGACTCGGCGTCTCCCTCTATGTTCTTGTGCGAGAGTTGCGAATCGAAAACGAAGTTCACATCCTGAAGACTGAAGAGGAGCAATGGCATGATGAGCAAAACGTTCGCCGCTAGAATGTTAACAGGTCTGTTCCTTGGAATCGTGGTCACGGTGCTCGTGAGTCTGGGGCACTGTGCCACGACATCGAACCGCAAAAACTCTCTTGGCACCGTCAGCTACGACCACAATCCTCTCATGTACCTTGCAGGTTCGCTCACACAGACCAGTGACGCCGTCTCGAACATCGACGGGAATCTAAACCTGAGGATCAACCCCCTCGGTACGTACATGCTGTACGATGAGTCCGTTCTGTTCTGCGGGTTGCCTGTCGATAAGTTTCAGGGCGTCTCTGAACCGTTCGTGATGACCTACGAGCGACAGGCCCACCGAACAGTGCAGGGCATCGGCTGTCACAACCTGCTACTTGTGAACCATGTTGTTATCGAGCAGAGGTTGAAATGAAAATAGGCATCGAGATCGGGCACGACGAGAAGTACCTCACCTCAGTCAATGGCTGGGTGAGATCGAGTTGGTACATCACGGTGTCGATTCCCTGTCGTGTGCAGTGGGACATGGAGTATCACTGGGGTTGGAAGAGTCGAACGTGGAGGTGGTATCATGGCAATGTTTGAACTGGCGATTCCTATCGTGCTGCGGCATGAGGGCGGATTCAACAACGTGGTGGGCGATCCGGGCGGGGCGACGAACTTCGGCGTCTCACTGCGATGGCTCAAGTCACAGGGGCTGGCGGGCGATCTGAATCACGATGGCGACGTTGACATCGCAGACGTGAAGATGATGACCCAGCACGACGCTGAGGGTTTTTATCGGCAATGCTGGTGGGACGCGTATCACTACGACCGCATTCTCGCTCAGGCCGTCGCGAACAAGGTCTTCGACATGGCAGTGAACATGGGAGCGGGGCGTGCCCACAAGATCGTGCAGTCGGTTCTCGGACTGGTTGCTGATGGCATACTCGGCCCGAAGACGCTCGATGAGTTGAACACGCAGCCATCGCTGAAGGTCATTCTGAGTTTACAAAGTACACAGGCTCAGTTCTATCGCGATCTCGTGGCGGCGAATCCCGCACGACAGAAATTTCTGCAAGGCTGGCTGAACCGAGCATACGACCGAAACTAGGAGACTGCATGGAGGATGAGAGCCTCAAGCCAAATCTTTTAGAGAAGGGCACGCGTTGGGATCACTACAACGAACTGCGTGATCTCTTCGCCTCTGGGGTTGAAGTGCTGAAAACCCTCAGGGTCAAATCCCGTAGCGACCAAGAAAGACAAGCGAAGTTAGAGCACGCCGTCGAGATGATCGAGGGCCGACTCAACTTCATCACCGACTTCACACAGAAGACTGGATGGGGCAGTGCGATCCGCTCCGCTGTGGACGGTGATATCGATAACATGTACCGCAAGATGAAGGTCGAACGGGAGAGAGCCAATGCCACGAGCAAAGAAAACAACGCCGCTAACGACGACGAAGGCCCTGAGGCTTATACGACAAAATAAGCCCGTGACACCCAAGCAGTGGGCTGATCTCGGTTTCAAGTTTCAGTTTCTGGGACACGGTGTGTTCCGCGAAGTGTGCCGCATCAAGGGCACTGACCTTGTGGTCAAGTCCCCTCTGCGTGAGGGCACCGATGACTACAGCGAAGGGATCGCACACTCGAAGGCAGAGATGAATCGCCTCGGGCGTCTGGCCCGGATTGACGTACTCGCACCACATCTGCCGATTGTCTATTACTACGATGCGAAGCACGGCATCGTCGTGATGAAATATTATCCGGCGATCAACGAGAAGCAGAAGGTCGAGTTGCTGGGCAAGGTCGTGCGGTCGCTGGTGAGCAAGCTGGCGGGCGTCACGATGAGCGACATTCACGAAGACAACATCCGACAGAAGCGAAGCGACTGGCAGGTCTGTGTCTTCACTGATCTCGGATACTAGGAGACAACATGATTCGAGATAGTCAACGACAAGACTGGCAAGCACTGGTCGATTATTTAACCCCCTTCGGCAACGGGGCCTGTCTGAACTGTCTGGTAGAGGATGGCCCTGATGACGTGACAGACTTCAAGGGGCTGCTTGAGAAGTTCAAGAAAGACGACGAGGAGGCAACATGTTCACACCCGCAGGGAGTGGAGGAGGAAGCGTGACACAACGAGAGGTTCAGATTTACTTCGAGGCATTCAACGAGGAGTTAGACAAGCTGATACCGTCCGCGTTGAAGGGCTTTTATGAGGAGGGCAAGCGGATCAAGGTGCACGCTCTCCCAGCAGACATCAAATACGCGACGACGCTGGAGTGGTTCGGTGGTCAAACAGAGGACGGAGTGACCCGCGTGCCGCTCGATGAGTACGCCGACTACCGCAACCTCGACAGCATCGAGCCGAAAGAGATCATCGCCGGGGTGAAGGCTCTGGCACTCATGGCAGCGGAGTCTTACATCTCGAACGTGAAAAACGCTTACATCAGGGGCGGACGCCTTCGCGGACTCTTCAGCAAAGAGAATCTGCACGTGACCGACTGGAAGGGTGCCTTCCATGTGAACGTCGTTGAGAACGGGCAAGGTCTGTGCATCGATGAGGTGAAGCCTCTCGGCTGGTGTGCGTTCCGGTATCGCTTCGCCGCAGCCAAACTTTAACGGGGTCGAGGCAGTAGTGTCGGCTGGCACTCCAAACGCACAGTCAGGGGGTGCAACTCCCCACGTCCCCGCCAAAAACGAAGAAAGCCCCCACGTCCTTTGCAGGATAGTGGGGGCTTCTTTATTGCACTCCGAGTTTGATCTTCAGAGGTTGGCGATGTTTGGGCTGGTGTTTCTTGCCCTTTTTGAACTTAGACTTCGCGTAGCGAACGCTGAGCGGATGTTCCGCCAGCACTCGTGCACGGTGAGCCTGTCGTTCCGCCAACTTGCGAAGGCGGGTTGCTTCTTTTTGTTCTGGTGTACGCATGAGTAGCTCCTTTCACTACATCATGAGTCACCTCCTTTCTTAGATCAAAAATTATGCTGGTTGGAACGCCGCGATGACGGCTGCGGTTGATCCAGAGCCTTGTGTCCATGTCGGACTGACTGGCGTGGCGTCTGCCGTGAGCAGATATGCCGCCGCACCTTGAATGTTCGTGAACCGTTTGAGCAGACCCGTGAAGCTGTCGTTGACAGTGGCAGACGACGTATCGTTGACCACACCGACGATGCCCGTGAGTACGACTCCTCCGGTTGCCGGGGTAACAGAACCCGGAACTGGGTTTGCTGTCGCTGCGACTGAGCCGTTCTCGTTGAGGAAGCAAGCTGCTGTCGTCGTTGCTCCACCGAAGGCGTAGACAAAGCCGACGCAACTTCCGCCGATGGAGAACGTGTGCCCTGCTCCAACTACCGGGGCGAAGGCGTATGCGATTCGAGTCTGTACGCCATTGGCTGTTCGGATCGTAAGATAGTTCCACGTGTTGTTGTTACCATCTACCAACACTGGGGGAGCACCAGACTGAGCAATCACTGCTGCCAAGAAAGTCGCCCCGGTCGTGTCGAGGGTGATCGGGTTAGTCCCGGTCGAGTCAATCGACCCGCTGGTCAGGAAGGTAAAGGCTGAGGGTGCTGCGGTGTACGTCCACGCGTTCGTGAGCGTCTGGGTGCCGAGATCGGCATCGATCACTTGGACATTACCAGTACCGGGAGTGACTCCGACTTCAGAGGTGCCCGTGATCGTGTTGTCGTCAGCCACACTCCAGTTCGCCGCAACGACGCCGTCGAGGACGACATCGAAGTTGCCGAGATTCAGAAAGCCGCTGCCCGAGAGCGTGAACGGAGTCTGGGCGTTGACGGCCCCGCCGCTAGGCGAGATTCCGCTAAGGGAGAAGGTCACCGCTGGGGTGATGACGTTTCCGAACTCGTGGGGAAGCGTGATCGGGTTGCCGAAGTTCTTGGGCAACGTGACTGGATTCCCGAAGTTGTGAGTCGTCAAGTCCATCGGCGTGCCGAACTCGTGCGGTAGTGTGATGGGCGTACCGTTTCGGTAGTCGCCCGTTCGATTCAAGCCTCGTGGCATGTTATTCCTTTGCTGGAGCAGTCTCGATCAGAGCAAGCTGGTCGAGGTTGACCGTGTACTTGCCTTTTTCCAATCCGAGTTCGATGCCCACTCTATCGACAGCGTCAGACAGATTCTGGAGTGCGATTCGCTTGTTCTGCTGCGTGATCTGTAGATTCTTCTCCGCGATCTGATTGTCTGAGTCTGTCTTGATGTACTCACGCTGGGCGAGAACGATGCTCAGCTTCTGTTCGTTTGTCAGTTCAGGTTTGCTCATCTCTCCTCCTAGTACGGGAAGTTCTGCCCAACGCCCGCTGCGTTGCCGCCAGTGCCTTGTGCACCACGCGGAAAGATTTGACCCGTGAACGGTTTCGCTAAGGGACTGTTCGGGTCTTGAAACGATGCACGCGGGGTCATCCACGGAGAAGCGGTCAAACCCGACGTGTGATCGTAAATTGCCGAAGGTGATGTGATCCCGAAACTCGGGAACCGCATGAACGGTGGGATGCTTCCGTTCCATTCGTAGAGCGATGTCTTGTCCATGACAGTCGCCTGAAGGGTGTAGCTTCCGGTGTTGTCGTGAAGATCGGTGTCCGCGATACCGAGCGACAGCTTCGTCGCCCCCGCTGGAACGCGGAGGACAATGCCCGTGAACGGTGTCATCGTCGCCGCATGCGATTCTGGAACGTAATTCGGATTCCACACAGACCAGTTCGATGAACTAACCGCGAAGACGAAGAACGTCCCGTTGTTCAGGGGGTTCGTGAACCCCGCGATAGTCACCAGATTGCCGACAGCCGCCGCTGGTGTTGGCAGACCCGACCCGTTGTACAGCGTGATCCCTGCGGTGCCCGCCGAGACTGATGTGAGTGTCATCGCGTTGTTAGGAACGATTCCGCCCCAACCCGCGAAGTCAAACGTGCCGCCAGTGACGACGTTTCCTGAGCCATCTGTGAACGCACCGACGACGCCGCCGATGGAAGTCTTAGCTCCCCACGTGAGGTACGTGACGCCCGTCTGCGTACCTGCGGAGGTAGCGATGGTCATCGTGATCGCCCCACCAGCCGTGGTGCCTGTGAACGACGAGATCGTAAACGCGACGTTGTTGATCCAGATCACGCCGGGGCTGATCGGAGTTCCGAGCATGTCGTTTGAGAACTTGTCGCCACTCACCCACGTCACTGTGGTGCCGGAGGTGTTGACCGTTCCCGTGTGGTTCGCGGCCCGAAGGCCCTTCACCACGTTCGTCGCCATGTTGTCGTTGTCGTCGCCGCCCGCTGGCAGAGGTGTCAGACCCGTCGAGGGTGATCCTGCTGGGGTGGAGTTGCCCGCTCCTGATCCCTGTGTCGCAACGGTGCCGCTCACGTACTGCAAGAAGACGATGTTGCCCGCTGCGACCGTGAGCGTCGAGGGATTCTGTTCGCCCGCCGACGCGTGGCTCTTTCCGTAGAGGTAAGACGCGTTCTGTGCCGCTGATCCGCCCGCCGCCGACCCGTCGCAGTGTGCTGCGTTATAGGGATCGAGGGTGCCAGCAGACCCGTTGTTCGGGGTGCTCGAACCGAGCAACCACGGACGAGAACGACCGTCGAGAGATACTGAGGTTGCTGTAATTGCCATGTTACTCCCAAAGAATTGCTGCTACGCTCCCGTTCGTGGCGACGTTGTCGATAGAACCGAGAGCCGCCGCTGAGTTAGAGTTCACGAGATAGTTGTGACTCGCTCCGTAGTTCCACACAGGGATGATCGAGCCGTCAGTGACATCGGGACGGTGAAATCCGACTGCTCCGAGCACTGGCCCCGCGATATATCCGATGAGCGGGAAGATAGGCAGAGGCGGGACAGACCCGAACTGAGCCATCGAGGTTGACTGTCCGCCCGACCAAATTGTTCCCGGCCAGCCGCAAGAGTTGTATACGGAGATTGGTGATGCTCCGATAGTTAGGTTCGGCAGAATCGAGGTGCGATTCGTCTGACCGCCCACCTGTAATAGAATCGCCCCGAACCAGATAAAGGCGTTCGTATCTGAGCCGCTGGCGTTCTTAGAACGATCCGCGACAAACAATTGCGACCAGAGGGCCGAAGCCGTATGACCACGCCAGAGAATGAATCGGAAGTTGTCCGCGTCTCCTGCGAAGTCGCATTCTGCAAGGACTCCGCTTGTTGTCGTGGAGTTGTCCATGACGCACGTGTTGACCGGAGCAGTCGTTGACATGGTTGTCGCCCCGGTGATGTTCCCGTTCGAGTCGATCCCTGTTCCGACCTGCATGAAGAATCGCACGGAACTGTTCGCGGCACCCTGAATGGTGTACGTGAGACGAACGTAAATCGGCAACGTGGACGAGTTCGCACCTGTTGACTTCCAGATTTCAAACTGAAGTGGTTGCCAATCGGTCGCGTTGGAGTGCGGAGCCGTCGTCAGGTTGGTCGCGACGTTGGTCGTGATCTTCTGATACGAGATGCCGTTGCCGCCGACGCTGTTGTCTGTGACTATGTCAGCCGTCGCGTTCGCGGTGTTGCTTCCGTTCGGATATGTCGTACCTGACACCCACGCACCACGATAGGTGTACGTCGCCATCGGGTTCATCGCGACAGCGGGCAGTACAGGGTTCGTGAAGGCATAGGAAGAACCCGACCCAGAGGCCGGAAGTTCCCCGTGCCCTGTTTGAGCCGTCCATCCAATGGTTGTGAATCCGCCGCCGAAGAACTGAGCAAACGCCTGAAAGTGAGCGAGGGTGTCCATGATCGGTGCCGAGAATGTCTGATAAGTCGCCATTAGCTCTCCAGTTGAACAAGCGTGTACGTGATAACAATCGTCTGCGTGCCCGTGTCAATGTTCGTGACGCTGGCGTAAATCGCCGCAGAGACTGAGCCGTCATCGTTGAAGCCCACCACGATAGGTGAGCACGTCCACGGGGTGACTGCGTTCACCTGATCGAAATAAAAGTCAGCGATGCAGCCGTGCTGCGATCCAAGCAGCAGAGGTGTTGAGTAGGATCGGTTCAGATCAGCCGTTCGAGCCGCCGCTGTCGAGTACAGCCGGATGCGGCACTTCTTATTGCTCGTGATGGCGATGTGTTCGAGTTCGAAAGATTTGAAGAACGTCGGTGCTTGACTGCTGTCCGTTGCCCCCGCCGCGAGTGACGTGTACGTCGATGTCACTGTCGTACGATTGGCGAGTCCGGTTCCTGCTCCCGGCGTTCCCCACGTGAGATCGCCCTTCAGAAACGTCGATGCCGATGCACCTGATCCCGCGTTGAAGTCATTGGGCGAGATCGCACGGAACGTCGGTGTGACCGTCGATCCGACCGATGCTGATCCTGCGAAGAAGGTGTTCGATGTCTGCGTGCTCAGTGTGAACGAAAGCGTCGGAGTCGTGGTCGATGTCGCGACGTTAGTCGTGAACAGAGGGGAGAGGTTGCCCGCGATGAAATTCGTCACGGTGCCTGATCCAGCTACCGCCCACGTGCCGTCACCACGCCAGAAAGTTGAGCCTGAGGCCCCTGTGCCTCCGTTGAAGTCCGCGATCACCAACGTGCGGAAGGTCGGAAGGGCTGACCCACCTGAAGTCGGCCCTGCATAGAAAGTGTTGGCTGGTTCAACAGAGGGCGACCCGCCCGCTGCCGTGCCGTGTACGTTGCCGTCTCGATCAGTTGTCCATGTCAGAGAGGGTGAATCGACAAGCCGCTTGATGTTGTAGACCTGAACCTTTGCCATGACTTCCTTCGGAGAAATTTGGTGGACAAGGCGAGAGTTGCACTCGCATCAGCACCTTGCAGGGGTGCTAGTCTCCTGTTGACGTACTCGCCCACTTTAAGCCCATCCCACGTGGTTAGTTGCACGCCCCACGCATTCAGGGCACCTCGCGACATGCTGCATCTGTGCAACCAGACTCACGCAGTATCGGTCTTTGAGGCCAGTATAATATTTTGGCTGGCACGGCAGGACTCGAACCTGCGACCATGCGGTTAACAGCCGCACGCTCTACCAACTGAGCTACATGCCAGTGTTGCTGGTGCGTGCCCCAGAGCAGAGCCAGCGTGCTTGTTAAAGGCGATAGTCAGTGCTCGGTCGCTGACAACCATCAATGGAGCGGCCCGTTTGCCCGTAGGCAGCAACGTCGGCGGATATCTCACCTCGGTCGCCCGTTACCAACCCCTTCAGAGGGCTGTAGCCGCGTATGGGGTGATGAGTGGGAGTCGAACCCACCAGACGACAGCTTCACAGGCTGCGGCAACGTTCCCAGAGTTGCCATCATCACAGTCGTTGGAGCGGGTGAGAGGAATCGAACCTCCATACGTTGGGTGGAAGCCAACTAGCCTACCACATGGCCCACACCCGCTCAGAAATTGGTCGCGGGGGCAGGATTCGAACCTGCGACACGAGGCTTATGAGGCCCCTGCTCTACCGGACTGAGCTACCCCGCAATGGTGAACGCTGAAGGATTCGAACCTCCGAAGCCCACTGGGGGCGACTGGGTTACAGCCAGTCCACTTTGGCCGCTC